GTTACATATCGTATGCCTGCTCCCCTTGCTAATCGTTTCCGACATGTTGAGTTAGTAGTAGACTTTGAAGACTGGAAAGACTGGGCCATCCATCAAGAAGTGCATCCTGATGTAGTTGGTTATCTAAGTTTTGCAAAACAGGATTTGTTTGCATTTGACCCCAAGAGTGCTAGCGAAGCATGGGCGTCACCACGTAGTTGGGTAGATGTATCAGACGCTTTGTGGCATCCTGACTTTGATGCTGCACCTGATTACGAGCGTAAGGCAGAGATTGCTGGCTCAGTAGGCGATGGTATGGCTGCTAAGTTTATGGAACATAGACGTTCAGCAGGACGTTTACCTAATCCAGAAAGCATCTTGGACGGTTCTGTAACTACAATTGATAAAGAGCTTAAGAACGAAGTAAGTGCAATGACCAGTTTAGTAGTTGGACTGAGTTATGAAATCCACAATATTTACAAGCGAGATGGCATCAAGGGCGACTTTAAGAAGTTCTTTAATAACACTGTACGATTTGCGTACAGTAATTTTCAACCCGAACAAGTAATCCTGTTCTTCAAGACCATTATGAAGGATTACAAAATTCGGTTCAACATCCGAACTGATCTTGACAAAGACTTATACAAGGTCTTTTCGGAGCGATATACCAAGTATATCGTATAGTTTAATTGGTGCCCGGGCAATCTACACACTCCCTACTCCTACCTACAGCCCGGGCACTAATTTCCTCTTTTAAATCAAACACTTAGAGCTTGACAATACTGTGAAATCTGCTATAATATAAGAGTAGGTTAAGAAATTAGGAGTTTATATGAGTACTAAAGATACTACTGCCCAGAAAAAACCCAGCTTTCATATCCCAGAAACTGATTTATCTAGCGAAGAAATTCGAGATATCCTAATTAAAGCTCGTGTGAAACTCTTAATGAGTGCTCCGTTCTTTGGCAACCAAGCAACCAGACTTAACCTAGTAGATGCTACAAGCTGGTGTCCTACCCTTGCAACAGACGGCAAGAACTTTTACTACAATCGTAATTTAGTTGCAATGTTTAACGAACACGAAGGGGAAAACGAGTTTGGCTTTGGTCACGAAGTATTACATTGTGTATATGATCATATGGGGAGACGCAATCGTGACTGGGAGATCACTAAGAATCGAAAGGATTTTGATACAGATGAGCAGTATGTGGATTACGTTAACAACACCACAAGACAAGCTGACATCTGGAACATTGCCAACGACAAGATTGTAAATAGCGATTTGGTTGAAGCTCGAATTGGTAAAAAGATTGAAAGTATACAAATTATATACGATCATCAGGCTCGTGGTAAGACGTCAGAAGAACTATATGACGAGATGATCACAGATGCAGAAGAGAATGGCAGAGTAATACAATACTCACCTTTTGATATGCATCTAGATGGTAATGATGCTGGAGAGGAAGATGATGCTCCTGGTACTGGAAACAATGATGGTACCAATGGTCCTATTCGGTACACCCAAGAAGAGAAAGAGCAAATCAGTCAGGAAGTACAGAGTACTGTATTGCAAAGTGCACGTGGCCAGGATGCTGGCAATTTACCCAGTGGTGTTCGGAGGCTCATTAACGAGTTTCTTTCTCCTCAATTAAATTGGCGCGATATGTTACCTACTAAAATACAAAGCACTGTAAAGAGCGACTACACGTATAGACGTCCTAGCCGTAAGGGAGTTGATGCAGGCTTTTACTTGCCCAGCATGGACTATGATGAAAGTATTGATATTGCAATTGCAATTGATACTTCAGGTAGTATGTCTCAGGATATGCTACAAGACATATTGTCAGAGACACAAGGCTGCATGGATCAGTATACCAACTTCAATATACATTTGTTTTGTTTTGATACTGAGGTACACAATCCTCAGGATTTTGACGAAAATAACATAGATGAATTTTTAGAATATGAATCTATGGGCGGTGGCGGTACGGACTTTATGTGCTGTTGGGACTACATGAAAGATCAGGGTATCAATCCTAAACTGTTTGTGATGTTCACTGACGGATACCCTTGGAACAGTTGGGGAGATGAAAACTATTGTGAGACACTGTTTATTGTACACGGTGGCTATAACGGGCAATCTCCTGAAGCACCTTTTGGTACTAGTGTACATTATGAGAGAGAATCATGAAACTTGATATGGCAGAGTTTGTTATGTTGGCAGGTACCGAATTAGCTGTTACGCTAATTCGTAACCGTATTACCCTTACAAAGGATATGCTGGACGAAGTATTAGACTTTGTGGATGAGTACAGTACAGGCTTTTACCATGTACGTGTAGACCCTACTGGATATTCTTATATCTATTTTGAAAATGTTATTGATAAAGAGAATACTGTTAATTTATGCCATAAAATACGACCTGAAGTCATAAAAGAAAGTAAATATCACTAGTAACATAGGAGGAACAATAATGTCCGAACAACTACAACAGGGAACACCTACACCAGCTACTGGAGAAAGTATCAACTTAAACGATTTACAATCGTTATTACAAATTGTCGACTTGTCTGCTGAAAGAGGAGCTTTTAAAGGTCCAGAACTCACTCAGATTGGTGCAGTTAGAGACAAACTAGGAGCATTTTTAGAGGGGGTAGCAGCAGCGCAAGAAGCAGCAGCAGCGCAAGAAGCAGCAGCAGCGCAAGAAGCTAAGGGAGAATAGTATGACTGTTTTAAAACACATGGGCGCATATGGAGATAGACCTTGTATTGTGCTATATAGAGAAGTTCCAAACGAACCAGAAAATTGTTTAATAGTAGAATCTGGCCAGCTTGATCCTAGAACACATGATGACTTAATGATGTTTGTGCAAAGTGCAGAAGGTCAAGAGGCTAATGACATCAGTCAAGTACTAGCAAGGAAAACATTTACTGATGGTAACAATGCATTAAACTCGTTGCATAATAACAAACAAATTAAAAAAGTACCAGTAGCGCAAGTAGTACTAAAACCTACTCCTACTCAAACTATCATGTTGTCAGAAGTTAATGCTGAAATTAGGAAGATAGAATCTCGATCAGAAAATCATAAAACTAACCGAATCCTTCCAGAAGATCAACAAACTCGTGTCACTACTGCTGACATTGAGGGAACTACAGCAAATCAGGAAGTAGAAACTATCGACGATAGTAATATTGCAGAAGGATTGTTAGTACAAGCACAGTTAATGAAAGAAGATGCTGAAGCAATGTTAGCGGACGCAGAAGCAAAAATAAATCAAGCATACGAATTAAATCCCGAGCTTGTTCCAAAGAAAGGTCCAGGACGTCCTAAAAAAACTACTCTTAGCTAAATAATAATATAGCTAGGAGTAGTTTTATGTCAAATAAACAACAAGGTCCCGATATTGTTATTTTAAGTAAAGGCAAATCAAATCCAACGTCTGTATTGCACGAGTTTTTAAACACAGGACATGATAATCAGCAATCAATACCACTAGAGTTGTTGGACAGTATCTTTGTAACTTTAACAACAGGTGAAAAATATAAAGTTAATCAGGGTGCATTAGGAAACGATATTCTACTGCCTGAAATAGATAAAATTTTATCACAGATTGGAGTTCCAAACAATATCACAAAAATAGAAATCTTATTAGACATTGCTGATGCGGATACGTTTATACGTTATGAAGCTGCCTCAATACTAGATAATATTTTTGCTGAGAACGATGCACAACCATAATAATAACATAGCAACATTACAATTGCATCCTTATACTGCGCCTGGTCCTTGGGAAGCGTTTGTTAGTATTACATGGAATTATAAAGAGTACAATATAACTACTCGTAAACGTAATGACCGACTTAAACGTAGGTATAGGCAATTGCAAATAGAGCAAGAAAACACCGCAATAGCGTATGATGGCTTAATGGAAGAGACGGTTGTTTACTTTAAGCACAAACAGGATGCTGTTAATTTATACTTTAGTGGGATCTAAGGGGTTATACACCCAAAATTTAGCTCTAACTGAATTGGCATAGCATTTTTAGAACAACTCACATTATGTGCATCCTTCCATCCACATTCCTCACAACGGCCTTCTAATATTGCTTGGGCTTTGTCGACGTTATCACCCATTACTTATATCCTATTTGCATGTACCTAGTGTATAATGGCATATCTAATTCTCCTGCATATAAGGTATTAGATAATGGATATTTATCTTGCATGTCTGTTATACTGTCCACAGTGTTTGTGTGCTCATGCCATCTATGATAGTTATTTGTTTGCATAATAATTAACTGATCTGAATCCGCAGTATTAAACCATTGAGAGCCCATATGTTCGCAACTGGCGTTTATAATCCATTCAGGTTTAACATTTATTAATTCGTTATCAGTAAGAAATTCCATATTGTTTGTAGACAGTGTCAAAACATCTGCTACTACACCTTTATATTTCCATGAATTGTTGACATGTTTTTTATTAAGTTCCTCGCTTAATTTTATACTGAATTCGTCTAGATCTATGCCATAGATTCGATCAATAAGAAAACTTTGATGTAAAAATTCTACTAATACACCTATCCAGCTGCCTAAAATAGCAACGGTTACATTAGCTTGTAAAGGATTAACATATTGATTAATACAACGTATTAGCCACGCTTTACTTGCAAGCTGGCCCAAACTAAAAGCTTCACAAGGATACTTTCCTGTTCCAACTTCTGAAAGATAGGTGGGTGATATTCTTAGATTTTTATCAGTAAATTTTTCTACTTCGGACCAGGTATTAAGTTTCATATTTGGCATTAAACATCTTTTCTAATTCATCAAAATCGTTTATTATCTGTAGTTTTTCAGGTTTGTTTGAATTTTCTATTACAAAATTATAACCCTGCTCTGCCCCGTCTTTTGCATATTGTATATAATCTGCATCTTCTATCTCAGGTTCAGACCATATAAACAAACGCTGGAAGCTTTCATTGTCGCCCTTTAATGTTAATTTTACTACTTCTCTAAATGCACTACGCCATGTGCTTAATGGACTGGTATTAAAAGCAGTGATATTACTTACTTCGTCCATTAATTTAAAATCTTTGCTGAGGCCTGTGGTAAAATCTAATCCCCAATTATCAACTTTCATAATTTGATTTCTATTAAATAGTTTTACTCCGCCATAGCCGTATTTGTCACCTGTGATTGGGTTAATAGTGGTATAGACGTGTACAGTGTTAGTATCATATATATCTGGTATGTAATCAAAATTAAAGTCATCTACTATCTCAGCATCGCCGTCTACTACCCACAACATCTCCGTAGTGGACTGGCCTGCTGCTGCTTTATGTGCTTCAAAAATACCTTTAACATCTTTTATATGTATTGCGTGTGGTGCTTTTTCTTTTAGCTTTGCAAATCTTTCATCAGCGTTCTCGTTACGGTAAGTAATTAAGGCAACATCAAACTTTTTATATGTAGATCCAACTTCTTTAACGTATTTTTTATCTTTTATACTTGCTGTTTCGATTTGTTTGCTAGTAAGATTGCTGTAATTTCCATCTGTTGGCCACAGCATAACCCTACCATAACTGTGTAAACGACCTGTATGAGGAGAAAAATCTTGGAATATATGAATTTTTGCGTTATCTACTCCTGCTGGCTGGAAACTATCTTTTATTAACTGTTCATTTACATCAACATAGGAAGAAACAGTCCATACATAAGAAATTCCTTGGTTTCTGTATGACTGCAACTCTTGCAAGAAAATCTCTACATTAATTACGTTTAACTTTATCACTGGCCATTCTCGTATCGTAGTAGCAATAATATCTATATATTTTAAGTTTTCTAGATTATTGTATGTAAAATCACTTAGTGTTAAATCAGCATTATCTTCTATAAAATTAGTCGGAACTAACCGCACATCTCGATACTCACCATTAGTATTTTGAAAAACATGCACAAAGTTTTGCTCCCATTGCGATGGGTAATAACTAAAGTCCCATTCGTCATGTAATACAACACTACTATCTAATACCCAAAACATCTTAAATCCGTTATTTTTTGCTTGGACACTAAAGTCAAACATTTGCTTTGCTAGTGAAGTTTCATTTGTTAAAGTGTGAATAGGAATCTGTTTCTGGTAACAGCCAGGTTCTAGTATATGTTTTGGTCGTTTCTTTTTGTCGGCATGTCGACTTACTAATTGTATACCCCCGTAATCAAAAACTGAATTAGTCACTGGATTACATTTTTGCCAAATATGTGTTTTATCATGATCCCAGAATTCTGGTTGGAAATTAAAATCAAAGTCGTCTACTACTGTTACATCAGGGTCAATTAACCAGTAGAATCTTTCATCTTTACACTTATTATTAGCTTCTTCTTCGTTATAAAATATTGGGAATTCGGCATCAATATTAGTTTCTTGCCAAGCTTGCGATCCGTGTATTACTAATGTATTTTTTGTATTTTTTAATTCTCTCCAGTTATCGGGAAGCCAGTATATACCCCCCATCTCATCTGGATACAGTTCAGTTAACTGATTAGCAAGTTTAAAGTTGTGTATATAGTTAATAGTATCGCTAGAAGGATTCCATATCTTGCTTAACTTATCATTATCTATAATATAATTATCGTCAACAAGCCAACATAGCCCAGGTATATCCTCATCTATATCAAATAAATCTGACACGGTTTTTGACCTGATTACCGGATATGTAATTTTAGATAGATTTTCATAGTTACCAATAAACAAATCTCCTTCAATTAACTTATAGTGACCATCATTAACAAAAGTATTTGGTACAAGTTTTATGGGACCAACTCCTTCGTTATCATATCTATATTCCAGCTGAGGAGGTAAATGCCATGTGTGTACGTATTGATACGCCCAAGGTTCAGGAACATAATTCAGTGAGTCAATGTCGAACACTAACTCCTCGTCTACCAGATAAAACATACTTGTATTAGATAGTTTTTCATACTTGGTGTAATTATTTAATTCTGTGTGATGTACAAAAAATACGTCATAAATTATAGGTAATATATCTCTGCACACTTTGTTTTTAGTTATATCAAATTGTTTGTGTACTAATCTTATTCCGCCATTACGAGTATCGTCAGGAGGAAGGTCAGCTACGTTGTCTGGATAGCGGGCAGGCAATTGCCCAGGAAAGTGAAAAACGTGGGTTACTTTACCATCGTGTTTGTCAGGAACAAAGCTTAGTTTACCGTTAAAATTGTATTCTAAGTCAACAATCCAAAACCAATCGGTTAGGCTACGGTTTGCATAGAATTCATATGTACTTGCATTAAACGGTTTATTAGTGAAAAATGTATCATATTCCTCATTTTCAACATGGCAACCTTTGTGTATTTTTATCTGAGCATCCATCCAGTTTTTAGGTACTAAGTAAATGCCTCCCATTGCTCGTGGATATTTTTCTTTTAGTTGTTGTGGCATTCGAAAATTATGTATGTACTGTTCAGGCTCTCCCACACTAGGAGTCCATTGAAGGGTTTCTTCATTTATCTTATAGTTTTTGTCTATTAACCACACATAATCATGATTGTATATATTACGTTGCGAGTAATCTGAAGGATCACTAACATACATTACAGGATACAATCTGCTATCCAAATGCATAATCCCGTGATATTTTTTTGTCAGCTTTTTCCAGTCTCTAGGATACAGCGTCACCCCACCTTCATCTTCAGGATAATAGTCTTGAAGTTGATTTTTTAAATGGAAATTATGTATATAAGGAAGTTCAGTGTTATCAGGTGCCCATTCTAAACCACCTTCTGGCAACTTATATCTAGAATCTACACACCATACGTACTCTGCTGTATTATTCTCAAAATATTCGTCTGGATCATCACAATCAAAAAGTATCCTAATAGTTTTTTTACATACAACTTTGTTTATCTCTACAACACCTTTAGGAGATTTTTTAGGTAGCAGCCGTACACCGCCGTAATTTTTACTATTCCATTTCCAGATATGTTCATATTGTTCCTGATGTGCAGGAGGACGGTATTCAAAAATACTATGATCAACAATTTCTATGTCAGAGTCTACTAGCCAATACATTTTTGTCAATGGATTAGCATCTTCCGTGTATTTTTTTGCAAAGGGATATGTGCTATGCAGTAAGGAATTTGTACCAGTATAATATATATCAAACATAGGAATATTTATTAAGCGGTATCTTAATCATGTGTAAATACAGGCCTACCATATTGTAATGTCCATGCTTTAGCGTCATCCTCGTCGTTAATTATTGGCTGTCCTTTAATATTTAAACTAGTGTTCAGCAACATAGGGCATCCTGTTGAAGAGTAAAATTCCATTAGCAGTTGGTACAATCCAGGATGTTGGGACTTGTTAACTGTCTGCACACGGCTTGAACCGTCTGCATGAACAATAGCAGGATACATATTAGGGAATTTACATTTAGCAACAAATTGCATATAAGGACTTGATGCTACTGGCATATCAAAATATTTATTAGCGTATTGTTCTAAAACAACAGGAGCAAAAGGGCGAAATTGTTGGCGCTTCTTAATTACGTTAACTCTTTGTTTAATTTGTTCTCCTCTGGGATCTGCCATCAAACTGCGATTACCTAACGCTCTTGGTCCAAACTCCGCCCGGCCGTTTGCTATACCAAAAATTTTATTTGATGTTAGTGCACCCATTGCTTTATTCACAGGATACTTTCCTGGTATGTTTGTTCCTAAGTAAGGGCTTTTCCAGTTTACTTTATTTCCAGTTTGATTAAAATATTCTAATGCTGCGGCACCTAATGCACTACCTGCATCACCAGGATTAGGCATTATGTGTACATTTTCAAACAAAGAACACAGTCGACTGTTAGCAACACAGTTAAGAGCAACACCTCCCATAAATACTAGATTGTTTTCTCCAGTTATATTTTTTGCTATGTTAGCATAGTCCAGTATGTGTTTTTCTGTAATGTTTTGTGCAGCTAATGCTATGTCCATATTATCATATTGATTAAAATGGCTTTTATGTGGTAACCCACGTTGTAAATTTTCTCTAAATTTAATAGGGCCTTGTTTATTATTAAAGTAAACATCTGTCATTGCACTTTCGATATCAGCAGCAACAACATCATTCCCATATGCTGCCATTCCCATTAGAATGTATTCATCCTCCATGGGTTTTAATCCGACAAAATGTGTTACTGCGCTATAAAACAACCCTAAGCTGTGAGGGAATTTTATACTGTGTTTCTTTGTTAATTTATTATCTTTCCAATGCCATATACTAGCAGTATCAAATTCTCCAATAGCGTCAATAACCATAACAGCAGCACTATCTAAATTGCTTGTTAGTACACCAGCTGCTGCGTGTGTTTCGTGATGCCAATAGCTTTTAATTGGTACATCATTTAAAAACGGCATGCTTGTTTTAATAAAAGATTCTGCACTAGGTTCACGCAATCCGCTCCATTGTCTGCCAGCAATATTCCTCAAACGCTTTGCCCAAGTTTTTTCATGCAGCACTATGACATCAGGTAGACCATAACTGAGAGCTTCAGTCATTAGTTGTTCGTTAAGAAAAGGATCATTCTTTTCTTTACTATAACGTTCAGCATGACTCGCAAACAATATTTCTCCATCTTCTATAACGCATACTGCTGCATCATGGAACATACTGCTAATACCTAATATTCTATTCATCTGTATATAAACGGATCCCGTTCTCTTAATTTTTTTAATCTTTCTTTTAATTCGTCACTAAACTGCGCCTTTGGTGTTTCAGAAAAAATCCAAGAAGCTTTGTCGTCAACCCACACATCGTAAGTAGGTTTGTTAAACATCACTGAGTGATATTTACATCCCCAATCACTCAATTGCTTTAATGTTAGTTCGGAATGATCGATACCGCTATTGCCTCCACGTGCAGTCCAGTAAACAATCTCATGTCCTTGGTCATACAAATTGTTAACTTGGTCTATATTACTACTTATAGGCTTAGATTTAGTATATTCACTTTTATCGGTATAACATATAGTTCCGTCAATGTCAATTATGTATTTCATGATGGTTGTCCTCTCCACATTCGGTAGTTGTCTTCTACGCTATCAGGTGTGCTAACTTCAATAACGGTGCCAGCTTCTAAACACAGTAACTGATGAGGCAGCATAGGCGGTATATGTTTTACATCTCCTGCGTGTAGTGTTTCAACTAGTTGTTCAGCATTTGTTGTATTAATAGTTGTTAACTGGAATTTACCACTAAGCACATACCATGTCTCATCTTTTTCCTTGTGGAAGTGCATACTGAAACTATGTCCTGTGTTAAAATTAAGCATTTTGCCACAATACAAATCGTTAGAACACCAAATTGTTTCTGACCCCCATGTTTTTTGCACGTCACCACTTAGTCTAGTTGACATATTTCCTCCAGAGTAGGTGCATATACCCCACGTTTAGTTATACTTATTTGGCTACTTCTAACAGCAAAGTTTATTGAGTCTACTAAATGATCTGTAGCTATATAGTATAACACAAATGCGGCTAAAAAGCTATCTCCTGCTCCTGTAGTATCATATAACTCTACTGAATTAACAGGATGCGTACTTGTAACTTTACCTTGATCTAGAACAATTACGTCTTTGCTGCCTCTAGTAACAATTAAATTCTCTGGCAAGCTAACACTATCATTGTATTCTATCTCATTTATTTTTACTATACAATCCTTAAATCTTGCAAGATCAGATTTTTTTGTATCAATAAAAACTGGTGCATTCGCGGATGTAATTATCTCTTCGATATCTTCATAGCTTAAAGCGCCTTTGTCATAATCGCTAATCACTACTGCATCAAAGTCTCCACTACAATCAAATTCAGATCGAGGTGTTGCTAAAGATTCGTCAACTCTGTATACTTGCTGATTACTTTTTCTATCTATGTATCGATGTTTATTCTCTGCAACATAACTTTGCAGTACTGTGTTTGATCCAAGAGCATTAAAATTTCTACACACATTGTAACTCATGCCTAATTTAAAATCCGTTTTTACTTGCTTAAAAATAGGCACAGGGGCTTCCTGGCTGATCTTATTTACATCGCCGTAGTGGTAGATATCTTTACAGCCGTCACCTATTATTAATATTTTGGATGATGCTAGTTGAAGAATATCTATCGTCTCTTTCAAAGAAAAACAATTTTTTTGCATGTTCACTTCCAATAACTGTTTTGTGTTTATAATCTGAACCCACTATCATTATATCAGGTGCATAAGTCTTTACCGTGTCAATCAGTTCTTGATCGCTGCCGAAAACACTAACTTCATCAATATATCTTATGCATTCTAACATGCGTTTCCTAACTTCCACACTGTTAATAGGCCTACTATCGCCCTTCATTAACTTTATTCGTGCATCAGAATCTATTGCTACTCTCACCTTACCTAGCGATTTTGCGTATTCAAATAATGCCATATGTCCAGGATGTAAAATATCAAAGGTACCATTAACAAATATTTTCATACGCTAATCCGTTCTGCTAGTAGGGCGGGCTTTCTGCTCAAAAAAATTATGTTTAAGATCTTGCCAACTCTCGTTCATTTCTTTCCTTTATTAAATCGTGTGTTGTAATGTGTTGTATTACATTATCTGCTATTATTTTATGACATTCTAACGAAGGGTGATGATCGGTAGGGCAATTTTCACCAAACGTACTTTTGTCGTGCTTGATTACTAGATGAGGATTATCGTTCATCAAGTCATACTGACAATCATAAGTGATTCCATTATATGTTATGCGCATAAATCTTTCAGCTAGCCAAGGATCACTTATTATGTGATTTACATTCTCGGCTGGCCAGGTATATAGCATAGTAGGTATTCCATGAGCTTCTAATTTTTGTAAAAATGCTTTTACATTTCCCACAACCATTTTATTATGAGCGTTGGTAAATTCTTGTATTGTTTTAAAGCCGTGAATTTCCATTATTTCAGGAAGTAGATTAGGATCGTTTAATGCATCCAAATAGGTCATATCTGAAGGAAATAATTGGCTGTTATTGTCTCTGTGGGGTTGTGTCATTTGGACAACAAAAAGGTGTATTTCCTCAGGATAGTAATAATGTTCCCGATTGGGACCCCCCAATATATCTTCGCCCCAGTAATTAATCCAATCGGAGTTTGACCCTCCGTTCCTAAGTTGGTTTAGTTGAACACTGTTAAAATAGTTTGCAACATGCCAGCTATAATTATTTCTCATTACATACTTTTTTTGTATCTCAGTAACAAGATTATCTTGATAATCATATTCGCCTACTGGGACCACTGTGCTTAAATCGCTATAATAATAAAGGCCTTGTCCCCAGGTAAAACTGCATCCTGCAAATGCAATTGCTTTCTCAGTCCAACGTGTATTGTTATTCATCGGTTGTTTCATATAAGTCAGGGTACTCCAGTATTAAATGTACACCTCCTTGATCTGTTGCTTCTGCATAACTGTTGTAAATTTGAGCTGGTTTAGTTAATTTTACGAAATTGACGTTTTTACACATTGATTGGAATTCATCAAAATAATCACCTTGGTGTTGAAGCCCAGGATTAAGCGGTGTGTTTGATCCTTTGCACACTCTAATTATCAAATTAACTTCCTTATTAGTTAAAAGTTTCCATTTGTCGGCATGATTGACTAGTTGGTTAGTAGCACTTATCAAAAAGTCCCATCTAGGAAAAATTGATACTACTGTACCTCCTGTTAGTGCATAACCCAAACTCATACCCATTTGTACTTCTTCGAACACTGGCACTTCTAATAATTTATCTCTAGGGACATTTACCAAAGTGCCGCTTGTAACGTTACCAGGATAAACCGTTTGCTGCCCAATAAATTTACTTAAAGGTTTTTTGCCTATGTAGGTCATTGCATTTTTTAGTTCGTCCTTGTACAGCATCCTATCTATCTCCTGTTTGTTCATCCCAACTAACTGACCAATCTTTCCAATCAGCTGCCAAGCAGTCTACTTTATAATCTTTTCTACCGCCCACTGCTTCTTGTATTACATTTTTACTGGTATTACGAATACCATTTAATCCATGCGTTAGTTCTAGATTATTACCCTCCTTGATTCCTCGTCGGTAATTAGACTCATTATGCCAAATATGTAAATTCATTTGAGCACATACTATGATAGCTCTAAGGGTTTTCGCATCAAGTTTAGGATTTTCTTCATCTAAAATTAGCTGTATGTCATGCACAATGTCGTTAATTTCATCTGCATATTCATTTTTAAACTCTGGTATAAACACTTCTTTAAGTTGAACAATTGATAACCTATCTATTAGGTCTCCTAGTGTGTGATTGTATTTTCTAGATTTCATAAATTCGTAAAACTCCTGTTGTTGTAAGTTTGCACCATTTGATATGCAGTTATTAATTGGGCTATACCGAAGTCTAATCCAAATTGTGGTTTCCAACCTAGGCTTTCTACTTTGTCATTACTAATAATATAATTTCTTTGGTCGAAATCTTTTTTAAATTCTTCTTGGCATATAACTAAATTAGGTATGTGTTCATGGATTTTTTCTGCCAGTTCAAGTTTACTTAAATTAGCACTGCTTAGACCTACATTGAATGCTTGCCCACTCGCAGCATCATAGTTCTGGATCATAAAAGCAAACACTCTAGCTATATCTTGAACATGTATATAATTACGTTTGTAGTGGCTTTCAAATAAAACCAGATAACCGTCCACTACAGATCTGTAAACAAAATCGTTAACCAGCAAATCTTGACGCATTCTTGGACTTACTCCGAATACTGTTGCTAATCGCAATGCTACTCCGCCAGCAGCAATTACTGCATCCTCAGCAGCACATTTAGTTTCAGCATATAAACTAAGTGGATTAAAATCACTTTCTTCTGTAATAATTTCCTGACTGCTTCCATATTGGCTGTTAGTGTTAGGCATAATTATCTTGGTGTTGTCGTTCATTGACGCAATAATGTTTTCTACGTGTTTTTGATTTACAGCTACAGCAAGTTCAGGGTCGGCATTACATGCAGGCATCCCTACTATAGCAGCAAGAGGTATAATAACATCATGTATTCCTACTAGTTCTTTTAACAGTTTAACATTTCTAACATCACCTTTTATAAAGTTGAATCCTTCCCATTTAAATAAATGCAGTAAACTCAACTGCTTGTACATTAAATTGTCTAGAACTGTTACTGTATGTCCACAGTCAAGGAGATATTCCGCCATTGTGGAGCCCAAATACCCTGCTCCACCTGTAATAAGAATTTTCATGGTTTGCTGTCCGGATCGAATAAATGTGTATTTTGCTTATACCAGTTTAAAGTTTTTTCCAAACCTTCGCGAAGAGTATACTTAGGCTTCCATCCCATATCGTTAAGTTTTTTGCTACTTAAAAGTCTCACAGATATCATGAATGCTTTATTATTAACATAGTCCACTGGATTATCATTATTTTCAATATCTTTCATGACAGCTAGAACTTCATTGATACTATATCCCTTACCGTAACAAACATTTACAATATCATACTTGTGAATATTTTCTGCTAGAAAAACTATGCTGTCTGACATATCTTCTACATACATTAAGTCTCTAATGTCTTTACCATCGCCCCAAATTGGTATCGGATTCAACCCGTCTGCTACCTTGCGTATATTAGCAGGAGTTACATGACATTTATCATAATCAAACTTATCGTTAGGCCCAAATGCATTACTAGGTCGTACTATAATACATTGCATAGGATTGTGTATTTGATTGCTAAAGTAATCACACAATTGTTCAAAGTATCTTTTCATTCCGCCAACCGCTGCATACACAGGAATTAACTTGCTTCCTATACAGTCTATTTCTTCGTGGCAATACTCGTTACCCATCTCGGGGTATACAGTGTTACTACTAATGAATACAAATTTACTCACAGAGTTTCTCCATGATTGTTCTAGCAAATTAACATTCATAATTATGTTAGGGGTTACGTGGATTAATGGATTGACTTTGGTGTCCAGTGCATTTGACGTGCTTGCAGCGCAATTTATAACTACATCACAGTCCTTGGTTACACTAGTACAGAACTGTTCTTCTTTTAAATCACCTTTAAGATGTTCGATTGTTTCGCAACCAGTAAAGTCATTTCTTAAATCTCTTGAAAGACTTGTAGTTCGTATGTTCCTATATCCTTTACTGTAAAGATTTTTAAGAATATTACTGCCAATAAATCCGCTGGCACCTGTTATTAATATTTTGTCTGTAAGTTCCATGTTTGTCTCTGTGTTTGTGTGTAATATTTATCGTGGCAGTCTTTTACAGCAAAAAAATTCGGTAATGCAAAACTATTTTCTTATAAATCAAAATACGTAGTTATAGTTTTTTTGATCCCATCTCTGAGAGAAGTATTAGGTAGTATATCATATTTTTCTTGGCGAGCTGAACTTAAACATCTTATAGGATCTCCGTTCATTTTTGTTTCATCCCAAACAATATTTCGTTCTTCGCCTGAAATTTCTGTGTAAACATCTACTATAGTTTCTATAGTTTCTTTAATACTTACTGCTTTGCCGCATCCAAAGTTAATAATATCATTTACTTCTTTTTTTACTGCATCAATGCTTGCTTGAGCAACATCGTCACTAAATACAAAGTCTCGTTTTGGGGATCCATCGCCCCACGCCACAATGTTTCCTGGAACATTTTTTAATTTCCAAATATTACTACTAATAACTGTTGCATCTTGAGCAAAGTTATCGTTAACCCCGTAAATGTTTGACGGTCGAATAACAGTCCAATTGTTCCATCCATATTGTACCTGTAAAGATTCTAATGTTAATTCACCCATGCGCTTTGTCCAGCCTGGATACCAATCATTTTTAGATGGAACTGTTGCCCATACATCATCTTCATACATAATTTGGCTAGGTTGGTACACGCCTACAGAAGATAGATAAACAAACCAGTCCACTTTTGCATCAAATGCTGCTTTAATCATATTTGTATTAAACATTAACATCGGAAACAAAAAGTCGCAAGGTTGTTTTGAAGACCTTGCAGGAGATCCTTTAATGCCTGCAATATGTAATACTATGTTAATGTCTTTATTTTTAAAAAGATCTTCACACTTATCTAGATAAGTCAAGTCTGAGTTGACTATGTGTAGATTAGGATGTTTTCCTAATTGTTCTAATTTGTTAGTATTAATATCCACTGCATAAACATTACTTGCTCCTTCTGCTAAACATTTTTCAACAGCAGGTAAGCCTACAAGCCCGTTTGCGCCTGTAACAATGATGTTTTTTGATTTAATTTCCACTATATATTCCTTTTATGTATTCCATACTTTCTATATACGGAGAATCTCCGCAAAATGTAAGTAGGTGTTGTTGATTATGTATAAGTATATCTGTTAAACTATAGTACATATCGTGGACAGTTTGCATGTCCATATTGTTAATTTTGTTTATTTGCTCTGCTATCATTGTAAGTCGTATGCTGGGATCTGCTTCCAAATCGTAGGATTCATCTATTACTGAATCAAAAGTTTTAAAGCCTTGAGTTTTTAAATATTTTAAAGCACCTGCTGGTCCTATAAAAATAAATGGTTGTAAATTTTGAATAGGTCTAAATGTTTTTTCACTAAGAAACATATAATCAAGTCCAGTTTCTGTAGTGATATTAAAGTAACTTTCTGAGTAAAATTGTTTGTTATTACAACTACTAGTACTAAACCCTCCCAGATTGTCCCTGGGCACTGATTGTGTATCTAATTCTAACGGAATAATTTTTTTAGCTTCGTCTACCACTTTTTGGCTAAACTTAGCAATAGGGGGCAACCAGGGCATCGAATCGCGGTCTATAATATTCTTTAAGCCGCTGTTTGGAATTTTGGATGCAATATCGTAATCAGAATTTATATTGAGTAATATATCCTGCGCTACCTCCCGGCCACCAGCCATTGACAAAAAACTAAATAAATTGTCTTTTAACCAGTTTTGTTCTATGCTTTTACATAGAAGCCAAAGTCTATGAGGGCGTAAAGATCTATTAAAACTTAAAAATTTGTGTTTTCTTATCTTACTAGAATCCAAATCAGCTGCTGTAACATACTCTGACTTTAAGCCTATGGGATCTATAATGCTGTCTTTAGAGGCCTCAACAAAAGTATTTGCGGCGCACCAAGGATAAAACTTACCCAACGGGATTATTTTCATCTTAAGATGTTTTGTAGTTTCTACCGCACTGTCGGTGTCGCCAGCTATAAACAATACGTTGTTAGGATTAATACCATTAAGTTCGAACTTATACGATATACTCTTTTGGCCACAGTGTGCCTGGTTCACTGTGGGATCGTGAGAGTTGTCGAACAGAATTTTTACTGTTCCTGATCTCATAAATGCTAACAATTCAGGAGATAATACACTAAAAAAATCGTAGGAATCACTCACAACACCACCGAAATCGCGCATTATGTTGTTAGGATATATCCATATAGTATCGCTCTGAGGGTCTATGTCTTGGACTCTCACTTCTTCAATACCGGCTTGCTTCCACCATTGTGATTTTAGATGGTAGGGGAAATTTAGTCCAACTGCGTGGCAGGCTTCGTGAGCTAAATCATTTGGAGATTGCGCATTACACGAAGGTTCTTCCCATCTGCGTATCACTTCTTTTAGTGCCGCTGCATTCAAACCATTAGTAATAGGATAACCATCATGCCAATTTTGATAAACAAATTTTACATTCAAAATATTACCCATTTCCCCGTACCGTAATGAGGATATTTTGATTCGTATGTGTAATAAATTACATCGTCTGGTATATCACGTTTTCCGTTCCAGGTTTCTTTAGTTGGCGTGTTAGTTGCTACGCCGTTATCTTCTACTATAAAGTGTAAAGGTAAATTAAAGTTACGTGCATATTTGTGTGTCTCATAAAACAATCCACTCTCAAAACACATGTCACCAATAAAGCACCAAACACGATCTTTACTGCCGGTTTCTTTTAACCCCAGTGCTAAACCTAATGCTATACTTAAACACCCACCTACTATTGCACTACTAGTAAAATTATGTTCAACATTAGACAGTGTAATGCTGTTTCCTGCTAATATATCTGATTTTACCTGATCAGGCGGAACTCCTTTTAGCAATGCATGGTAGTGACTTCTCCATGTACTGAACACCCAATCTTGTTTACTTATACACTGGAATATTTCTATTAGTTGTTGTTCGTTCCCATGACTAAGATGTACAGGTCCATGTATTTTGCCTGCTTCCCAGTGTTCAACTATATCCAACTCAAAGTCTTTAAGATCTTGTACTGAGTAATCGATGTCACGCACTTTTTCATATGCAGATAAATTTTTGATCATGGCTTGTCCCGTTGTATACAATTAATTATCTTTTGTGCTACTTCTTGATGGCCTTTCTTGGAAAGGTGGTAATCTTTCGGACCGTCAGGTAAATCTACTAAACGCAGTCTGTGTCTGTCAGCGAACACTAACATATCAGTAAGTCGGTCTTTATCGCCAAAGTCTACAATTGATATTCTGGGATCAAAATCACTCGATTTTGGTGAATTAACATCCCAATCAAGTGGTACCCAAATAACCGAATATCCTTGATGCTTTAAATAACCATCAACCACAGTGATGTTTTGAGTTAACTGTTGAGATGCAAGTAAATTATTATAGGAATATGCTAGATACATGTTATAAAAATCTTTAATCCATGGCTCAGGTTGGTCTGAGTTCATTACCTGATAATAATTATTATGGCTACTGCTAGATACTTGCAACCTAGAAAGAATAGAGGTTTGTATAATTAATAAAGTATTGTGATTGTCTGCTGCTTGTTGCTTACTGCGAGTATTAGCAAATTTGTACACACTGTCCAAGATACCAGCCGTCGAACATCCTTGAAGTCCATGATTTACTTCCTTACATCCTAAGTGTTCAGCAACCAATGATGAGAATCTGTCCATGCGATTCCAGTTGCTGCTTTCTAGCTCTAACGAGGTTCCAAAAGTAAAACTGCATCCAAAAGCATGGCATTCATTGTATGTCAAGATTCATCCCTTGTTTGTAAAATAGGATTATTTGTGGGCCATTTGATGTTAAAATTTTTATCATTCCACTTAACAATGCCTTGTGCATTTTCATCTACATATTCTCCTTCATAAAATAAATTGTAGTGGAACATGCAATCAGTTAAAGCAAAAAACCCGTTAGCAAATCCTGGCGGAACTAATACTTGATCTCTGGTGTGTTCACTGAGTATATAACTTTCCCACAAACCATATGTACTGCTATCTGGTCTAACGTCTAATACTACGAAGTACATATCACCCACTATTGCTTGAACTAATTTCCAAGTTTTGTTGTCGTAATGTAATCCTCGCAAAACTCCTTTGTAACTTTTACTAAATCTTGCGTGTATGTTCACATTGCTAGTCAAGTATTCTAGTACTGGATGTTTTTGACTGTGGAAAGTTGTAAAAATTTCTCCTCTGTATTCCCTAAATACTGAAGGCGAGTAAACAGGAACTTGTTGCCCAAATGATTGTAAGTAGCTTGTAGCTACTTCGTCCCACTTTTGTAATTTATAATTCATTCATTTATCCACCTAGCTGGTAATTTACGTACTAAAGGTTCTATAAGAAGGTTAGCATTATCAAATTTGCATTGATCAATCAAATGACGCTGGTTGTGTACCAAAATATCCCATTGGGACCAATACCAGTTGTGTATTTCTTCTTGTGGCAATGCACATAACTTGTCTATTTCTTTTAATATCATAAGCATTCTTTTGTTGTAATCTGGTTCTAGATCATAACTTTCGTCAATATAGCCATCAAATGTGCGGTATCCTAACTCGCGCAATCGTCCAAGTGTGCCTGGCACAGTGCAAAAAATAAATGGTTGAAAATTAGCTACGGGTTTCCACACTTTTTCTGTTAGGATATGGTGCTCCCTTTTCTGATGCCAACTTTCCCAGCCAAAACCAGTTTCAGTGCAGATATAAAAATAGCTGTTAGAGTATATGTTTAACTCAGAGTCTCTCCAAGTTTGAACAGTTTGTTCTGTGAGGTCTTCTTCGCCAACCAGTGTTTTGGGAAGCATACTGTTAAATGAATCAACTAAGTCCATGTTTATATAGTCAATATCAGGAAAATGTATCCTGAGAGAATTTAATGTGTGATCAGGTAACTCCCCTGCTCTTAAATAGCTCCAATTGCCTTTTTTTAAATTATCTTTACTAAGTAAATGCAAACCAATGACTTGGCGGTGAAATCTAGGCCGACGACTTTTAAACAAATAATGATAAGTGCGTAGGTTGTCTTTATTTGCTAATAAGTTTTTTTCGGTAACTGAATGCTCTCCTGAGGAATAAGTTTGGCTTGACGCAATCATTAAATAGGGGAAATTTGCTACTTGTAATCTTTTATTATCTGGGAACCATTCATTATAAACATCTTCTGCATTCAAAGAATTAATAAACACCACAACGTTTTCTGCTGGAAATCCAGCGGCGTCTAGTGTCGCATGTATTTGTTCGTATTCTGTGCGAAGTATCCAATTTTCTAAACCGTAATCAAGTAATAATGTTGCTTTGCCGCTGCGAACATCTTGAATTGCTTGTTCACTCATAAACTTATAGAAATAGTCCCCATTTACTTTAAACTTACTAAGCTTGTTGTCACCCTCTGGCCTACCATTAAAGTGATCCAGATGCGCTGTTAAATGTATTGGGTATACATAACGGTGATACTTTGTACGATTAGCCATTGTGTCACAGTTTATGGTTATTATCCTTGCAAAGCAAGAAGCGGATAGTGTAGATCCGTGATTGCTTGCAGCCATATTATAATTTCTATTATTAAACAATTTGCTTACAGCATCATGATTGTTTATTGTAAACGGGCTGGGAGCGTCATCGTGCTGGCTGTTCATATAATTTAACATGAATAAATCCATACTAGTTGCATTAGGCAGATAGTAGTTAGGAAATGCATAATCATATAAAAATGTAATTTGTTTTTCAGGTTTAGGGTGAGTTTGAGCCAGTAGTCGCATAGTTTATATTACCTCGTGAAAGTTATGACTTACAAAAGGTAAATCTTTTATTTTGTTTGTTTCAGTTAAAAAATTATCGTGCTGCGGATGATCACGATCAAATACAGAAATGTTTCTTATGTCTTCTGGGCGATATGCGCTGTGTTGCCAATGCACAATACGTCTAAAATTCAGCGTTAGGTTACCCTGAAAATCTTTTAATAAATCTGTCATAGTTAGCCAAAAGGTATGCATCTCCGTGTAGTTTAATTCACTTACAACCATGCTTAAGGTAATATCGTTAATTTGTTCTTGTGTTGCAACAAACGATATGTTTTGTAACAGTTTATTCCAGTCTCCATTTAACCTAGTTACTGTTTCGTATGTGTGTTGTGTTCCTGCGTCTACGCTAAATTCAATACTGCGAATAAACTCTTTGGCATTAAGACTATCCCACATTTTTTTATTGAGTAAGTTACCATTCGTAATTATGTGTATCATCTCCATGTTAGGATAATTGTCAATAGGAAATTCTTGCAAGTAATTCCTAAATGCTCTGCTGTAAAAAGGATCTCCGCTTCCTGTTATCATTAACTTTTTAGCATTGTGTGCAAAATTATCAGTGATAATATCTGCAATCTTTCTTTTTTTAATTTGTAATGGATCTTCCTCTTTGAGATTAATTACTGTATCATCACGGCAACTGGGACATTTAAGATTGCAGGCGCGATCAAAACCAAACAATATTTCCTCTGGTCCTTCTTTGAATTCCTCAACAAATGTTATAGGATCTTTTTCTTTTAGATATTGTTCTTGGAATTCAGCTCTAGTTATTATAGGCAAAGGGTGTGTAGGTTGTTTATTGTTAACGATTTCGCTAAGATGAGGGCACACTTTTTTATCACAGTACTCGTAAGAACCATCTAATACGCTGTGCCTGATATCTTTAATTATTTCTCCATTAAACCAATCTTCAGCAATAGTAATTTCCCCGTTGTTCTCTAACTCATAGTGTCTGGAAATAGGAGTTAGTGTTATCCAACTAGGACAACAAACCCAAGAAAAATTTTCCTGAATGTCTAAATATTTAAATGGGTTCATACATACCCAATTGCGCAATATCTCTTGATCGCTCATTTATCCTCTGTACCCCCGGATTTTTTTACTAACTCGTCTATCAGTGATGTTGTGTGGCTAGAATTTTGGTAATATTTTAAAAGATTTTGTTGATTATGTATTAAAGTTTCTTGCTGCGAGTGGTACCATTCATGTATTACACCTTTTGGTAGTGCGCATAATCGTGCAACTTCATTTCCTATCATTACCATTCTTTTTGTTGCATCAGGCTCTAAGTCATAGCTTTCGTCGATAAAGCCATTGAATGTACGGAATCCTAATTCTCTTAATTTTCGTAATACACCAGGAAAACTAGCAAATAAAAACGGAAGGCCGTTAGCAATAGGCTTTGCTATTTTTTCTGTGATGCTTTCATAGCCGTCTTGATCCATGTAAGTTTCAGTACACAAATAGAAATAACTGTCTAAGAATATGTGTTTACTATCTTTGTCAGTCCAAGCGCTTACATTATCAAATGTGGAGTTAGGTTCGCCATCTAATGGACGTGGTAATTGACTGTTTAACTGGACCAAATCCTTGTCTGACTTGTTGTCTAAAGGAAACAGTGCTAAACTTCTTTTAAGATCATCTAAATCAAACTCCCGGTCACTGAGCCAGCTCCAATTGATTTTATTTTCTAGCAATCCCATTCTTTCAAAAGCTAGTAACAAATCTATTCTCCATGGTCTAGGCTGTTTGTTATTGAATACAAAATAATACTGTCTAATTACATCTTTATTTAATTCTTCCAACGTTGGCAACGCTGAAGAATTCGCATGTTCATGATCGTAAAACCTCGAGGTTTGATGTAAAACACTGTCCCAATTTCTGTACGTTATTTTTCTTTCTTCCTCTGAATACCAGTTTTCGTAAATCTCCTGGCCGTTAAACGTATTATGTCCTAATACTATTTGTTCTGGTGGTATCTTATTCGAGTTATCTCTACTGGGACCACGCAGGTTAACCAGGTCTAACATCTGATGTAAATTGTCCAAATCCCATTTCGATATAAAATTTTCTTGTCCAAAATCTAGAAATATAGTAGCTCTTCCTTCACATACGTCTTGACGTGCCACCGCACTCATGTTGTTGAAAAAAAAGTTGCCAGGTTTTGTATGGACAACGTCTAAAGAAATCCATTCGTTTAAATGAGGCGGTAACACAATTGGGTATATGTATTTTACATCTGGGGGGATACTATACACACTACACATTTGTATATCCAGTATGTCCCAATAATTAGCAGCTTGTAAATTAGAGTATTCTGTTACAGGCCAATGATGTACAGGATTGCCTCTAACCATACCTAATATGTTTGTATGAAAAAGTTGGGGAGAAGTAAATATACTAGAACCACGTTTTGCATTCTGATGTTTAGAATTTATGAGATTTAACAATGTTGCATCAAAATCTAATGCGTTAGGTAGTGGACCACTTGGGAAAAAATAGTCATAACCAAATATTATTTTTTGTTTGTTGATTTTATTGGCTGTCATAGTTTTTACTATTCTACTCGTATGTTGTACTATGATTAGTTAAAATCACATGCACATTATTTTTATGTGTAGCTTTAGCGAGATTGTAAAATTCTACTAGCTCAGGAAAAGTTTTTTTAAAATCTGTTCCACGTCTTTTATCATGTTCGTCTACAAACAAATAAAAATCTCTCCACGCCCCCTGGATACTAACTACACCCTCATTGAGATCAGGGGGGTTCCTGGTAAACTCCATCATTCTTTTAAATTTGCTTATTTCAAAATCATAGAAGCCTTTATTTAACTGTCTACTATGAGTTTTATTATAGTGTACTCCGTAAGCCTCTATCGATTCGCTGCCACCAACTAACTCAGTATCATCTTTCCACTTCTCCATAAATGCTAAACTAGTATTAAACATATCGGCATAGTCATATGGCATAATAGAAAGAGATTGATGGCCGGGCCAGCGTAATATACTGAAATCTATTGTTACTGGTACTGTCCGTTCAGTAGTATGATAACATAATTTTAATGCTAGTACGTCGGCTAAAAAACGATCCATACTAGTTAAAGAGAATATATTTGTAGTGCACATTATGTTTATTGTTAAATTTGGAAAAGTATTTAAAAGAACCTGGCAATTCTCTAACCACTGATTATAATTTAAACCATGTCTTGTGTATTCTGCTTGAGCGCCAGCTGCATCGCAACTGGTGTGTATTGTCACACTTTTAACTAGATTGAGATGATAAGCGAGATTAATTTTGTCTGCAAAATCTTCCAAACCTTTTTTATCCATGCCTAAATTAGTGTTTATGCATAACTCCATTTGAGGTTGTGGAACCTGATAAAGTATATCCCATAGTTTAGCGAACTCTTTTGTTTGAGTAGGCTCTCCTCCTGTAATTCTCAATACTTGTAATGATCTACTTGGTCCTAGAGTATTCAGCAACCAACTCCGAAAATGGAGTATATACGTGTCAGCGTCAGGTGAAGGTAGTTGCCCAGTCTCCTCAAAATATTCTAACCCATTGTGCATCCTACTTCCTAAATTATATGGTCCATGATCACGTATTTCTTTAACCCATTGACTGCTATGCACAGGGGAGCAATAACTACATTTAAAATTACACGCATTACTAAAACTAACTTCTACATAGGTAGGCAATATGTTGGCATCAGAATCGCTAGCAATAATACTATCTAACTTATCTTTAGCCCAAGGTTCCATACTTTTACGTGGTCTATCACTAGTATGGTCCCCTGGCAAATCTTCAATATTCCAACAGTATTGACACTCTTTAGGTCTCTCACCAGCTAACATCTGACGGCGCTGCTCTTTCTTGTACTTTGTGTTATGTAATGCTGTGGGTCCGTAATTCTCCAATTCCTGTATAGGGATTGCATGCGGTGAGGGATGGTGGCAACTATGTGTTCTTCCATTTTGTAAATGCAACGTTGTTTGCAACCATTTGGCACTGCAAAAACTAGGACTCACGCCATCTAATACTTTTTTAAAATCTTTTAATTCTTGGTCGTACCCTGACATTATATATTCCTCACCATAATTCTTTTATTATGTTCTTCTTCACATAACCTATAAAAATCCATAAGTTCTGGAAAAGTTTTTTTGAAATCTGTACCACGTCTTCTATCATGTTCGTTTACAAACAAATAAAAATCAATCATTGAAGTTTTAGAATTAACACCTTCGTTAACATTTACATCTTCCTCAACTGATTTTATCAGTCTTTGAAACCTCTGCATTTCTAAATCAGTAAACATTTTATCATCTTCTTGTATATCTTGTAAAAGATCAGGTGAGAATTTGTTAGTAGTTCTTTTTGTCCAGGCATCACGGTTCTGTCCATCCACCCAGTGGCTGGTCATATAGGCTAAACTAGGAGTTAACATGTCTGCATATGTGCTAGGTAGTATAGCTACACTTTGATGAGCGGGATGACGCAATATAGGTATATCTAATGTTAATCCTTGGTCACGCCCTTTAAGTGGATTATTCCAGTGTTTTTTCTTTAACGCATGTACGTCTTGGAGAAATAAATGAAATCTTGGTAAGCTCATGAGATTAGCAGTGCACATAATTGTCACTCTAGATTTAGGTATTTCTGTTAGAATTTTGTCTACATTTTTAAGCCACCTCTTATAATCAAATCCGTGCCTGATATATTCAGCTTGCTCGCCATGGGTATCGCAGCTTGTAAAGAACCGAGAAATTTCAACTTTTCCAGAATCTAATAATTTATTCATTTCTAGAATATACCGATCTATAACTTCGTCTGGTACACACGCATTGCTGTTAATACTCATCTCTTTTAGCGATCCAGTTTCAGATTCTTGTAACATCTTGATCGCTTTAAACGTATTTTCTTCAAGTAATGGCTCGCCGCCAGTAATTCTAAACGACACTAGATCTTGAACAAGATCAGGCCACCATTCCCAAAATGCTTCTACATATGGATTATAATCTTTGTGGTGTATAGGTAGTTTATCTTCTTTCTCTAACCATTCTAGATTATTATGTCCTGGATTAGACAGCAACTCATATGGACCTTTGTTTTTGATTTCGCTAGTCCATAGACTGCTGTGTACAGGAGAACAATAACTGCATTTAAAATTACACACATTACTGAATGAAATTTCAACATAACGCGGATTTATTTTTTCGCCCCGTTTTATTTTGTCTAACAACGGCTGTATTTGGTTTGTACCGGCCCAAGTAATATCGCCTGACTTGTGAATCCTGTCACTTGCAAAACTCGTGTCATCACTGTCTTGCCCTATGTCTTCTATGTTCCAGCAGTATTGGCATTCTGTAGGCCGTTCTCCTGTTAACATTTGTGCTTGCTTGGCTTTTTTGTACAGAGTATTGTGTAGCGCATTAGGATTATTTGCAATTTCATTTTCGTCTGCCCGATGTGTAACGGGATGGTGGCAACTATGGTTGTGCCCATTTTGTAAATGCAATGTAACCTGCAGCCATTTTGCTAAACAAAAGGAATCGCTCACTTCACTTAAAGCATCAAATGTTTGTTGAGAGCCAGCCCCGTGAAATTTTGTTATACCTTTTTTATATGCCATGTTATTTGTTTTCCTCTTTTTTTCCTAGCTGTACCCATAATGCATGTTCGTATACTTCTCTGTTTTGTACATCTAGAGTAAGAAGGTGCTTGTCTATTATTTCTGAATATTCAGGAAACACATCACAATAATCATCAAAAACAACAACTGCATTATCTGTTAATAGAGGAAACCATTGATCTATATCACTTTGGGCTCCCTCAGCAGTGTGTACTGTGTCAATAAACAATAAATCAACCTCCAAATCTATTTGTACAAAACTAGGAAGGGGCAATACTGTTCTAAGATATTCTAGATTAACAACATCTTTGAGGGCGTAAGAACATGCTTGCCATGTATATGGAGTATCTAAATTGCCGAAGCCATGCTCAATGCCAGGGAAGTCTTTAGCCAGAATCTGTATAAAGTTGTCAGGGAACATATCTACACATACCAGTTTCACAGAATCTAGTTTATTACTACCAAGACTGTATGCACTTCTTCCGCAAAAAGTTCCTAGCTCGACAATTGTGCCATTTTCAGGTACTGCTGCGGCTTTTTCCGCCAACATATTTAATTTTTTTTCAGTAGTCCAGCCGGGTATCTCTGTATTAATTTTATATTTTGTTACTATTGCCATGATCTCTCTCCCCTTGTATTCCCGTAATGTATGACTTCGACCCCAGGGATATTGTTTGGAACTTTTCTCCAAGGATCTAGTATAACACTTCCTGTACTGAAAGTCAATTCTGAACCATTTGCAGTTTCGACTGTTAATGCAGTATCACAGTTTGTAACGGCGTGATTGCCTGCATACCAACTTTTTACAAAATCTAATTGTTCGCCATAAGTTACTTCAGGATTATGGGCCATTAAATAAACTGCTGGGTTATTTAAAATGTTTTCAGGTGGTGTTTCTCCACATTCTTCATCTAAATAATAAAGTTCGCCGCCTAATTTTTCTATATAATGGCCAACTAGCATACTGCTGCTACCTGCTTCATAAGGCACAAGAGGTTTATAAGCTTTACCCACAATAACAATTGGTAGCTTAGGAATATAATGCATAGGCGCAATATTAGCAGGTAAACTTAGTTGTACCAAACGCTTTGCCATGTTCTCTGCTTGTACTTCTCTGCTACGCATTACTGAATCAAATAAATCATAACCTAGATCCAACTCCTCAGCCATCCAGCGTAACGCAATATTATCTCTGGGGTGACAAGCACCACCATCGCCCATACCAGGCTTCATGTAACCCGGACCCATAATACGCCTATCAGCATTAGCAAGAGCATCGCATACAACTTCTGCATTTATATTACCCTGCTTTTCAGCAACGTCTTGTATCATGTTTACCAAACTAACTTTAGCACTAATAAACGTATTGTAGAACACTTTGATGCATTCACATTCATCCCAGGTACCTACAACATACTTGGGATCGTTTTGCATGATTGTTTTGTAAAAATCTACTAACTGTTTTGCATCACCAGTTTCTGAACCGTCTCCAGTGCCAATCATAACCATTTCTGGATTAACCATATCCCACTTGACTGTGCCCATGGCAATCAAGTAAGGGTTATATATGAAACGGGCGTTTGTTAATAGAGGTATTAGTTCTCTGCGAACAGTGCCAGGTAATACTGTGCTAATTAGTACAACTAATTGCTTAGGTGTTGCTACTTCATTTACCTGTTTTAAGATATCCTTGACTATAGTATAGTCAAAGTCTTTGTTGGGTAAATGGCTGGTGGGTGCTCGTCCATCATACTGTGGGTCGTGTGGTGTAGGTGCAGCAATAAAAACAATATCTTGTCCTATTACAGCATCCCGCAAGTCTGAAACCATTGTAAAATTTTCAGGCTCTCTGGGTTCTACATCATAACCAACAACATCATGGATCTCAGCGACCATCTCGGCGCAGGCTTGTCCTAACTTGCCTACCCCAATAAATCCGATCGAGGCCATCTGTGTATCCTTTGTGTATTGTGTTAATATTTATCTGAATAAAAACATTTGTTAATTTTATATGGTTAATGTCCTATTAACCCTTTCTCAAGTAATTCTTGAATCTGTTTTTCCCTAACCATAACACCCCAACGCCTAGGAGCAGTGTAGGTTGTTTTAAAGAACTTACTCACTAGTGGATTTGGATCAAATAACAACATTTGGTTAACTTCAGTGTTTATTTCATTTCCTAACGCTGTTATCTCTTTATATAATAAATGATCATCCCACTGCTGCTTGGTATGAGGACACTGATTTTGCTTGTTGCCATTAAATTGAGGAGCGACTTGCTTGTAAAAGAAATCCTTAAACCAAGTGTAATCTGCAATGTTGTTAGTGTCCCAATCTGACAGCACTGTCATTTTGCAGCCCAGCCTTGCACCATATATAGCCCACACCCCATTTTCCACATCATCACCAATATTGCACCAAACTTGTAATCTATTATAGTTGCCGTACCAGATTTTTTCCTTAAACTCGTTAGCTTGTACTCGCTTGCCTTGATCTAAACTCATCTTAACGCCTTCTCTAAATCCTGCGCGGAACGCCTGGAATGGGCTTGCAGTTTGATGAACTTCTGAGAACGTGTCGTTAAGTTGAATATAGTTTAACTTCCAACAAAACTCCATACCTTCGCCGTCGGTGGCTGCTTCATGTGTGCTAATAGTTTTAGTGTATTCTGTAGGCCAACATTTAAGTCCGCCGTTGCCGTAGACTAATCCGTTTAGCAAATTTCTTCCGTTCCAACTAAAGATGCTTTCGCTTATTTCATTACCATACATATCAGTGTCTGGTATATCTAGCGTTTGATCAAAAAAGTCTGGCATTACTATATTGTCGCCGTCTACTGTGATGAACCGGTCTGTTTCTGCTATTTGTGCAGCACGTTTATGTGCAGCATCAAAACCTTTTACACCATGAACACGTTTTGCCCATGGAACTTTATTTAAGAGATCAGACCAGTGTTCTTCGCAGTTAGGTTCGTCATAACTAATATACACAATATCTAATTCTGTTACTTCTACTTTCATTAATTCGTTTTCCTTTTGTCTGTAACACTGTAACGATATTTACTTTCAAAAAGTTTTTTAGTATATATACTTACTTCTTTTGGCAGTTGTTTATTTAATTTAATCTTAACTACGTCGCTAGTTAATAACTGACTAAAGTACACAGATCCTTGATCGTAAAGTATATGCGGATCGCCAGTTTTAGTTATATAAAATTCAAATGTACGTTGCGATTTTGCAGTTGCTTTAACTGGACTAATGCCTTCGTATAATTGTTTAATGTTAGTGTCGAGAGCAATTTTTAAATGATTTTTTGTTAATTCTAGTCTTATCCCTCTAGGTGATACGCGAACAAAAGGAACTTCATGTAAGAAATATTCCTCTTTAGAAATTAGCTGTTCCTCTAAAACTTTTCGTTGTATAGAATATTTGTTTTCAACTAATTGATCTTTTACAACTATATAATTATGTGTTCCGTTGTATAACACTGATAGCTGTTCTGGTTCAAAATCATATGTGTACCATCCGTTCCTCGGTGCTATTTCATTTTGCGAAAACGATAATATATCACCTTCACTATTGAACCACAAAGTAAAAGGTTGTTCAACTTTATGCTTAACTAACTCTTTCACAGATGATACAGACTTTTTTTCTTCTAAAAATCTATTTTTACGGTCAATTGCAGCTTGATTAACTGTCATAATCGTTTTCCATTTGTGCAATCTTTGCAGGTGTCATCCATTCTTTGTTTACATAATGGAAGGGTAACTGTTGCTGGAAATTGCCTATTTTAAAATCTCTGTAGCTATGATAATAGGTTGGTAAACTAGCAGTCCACTCATCGTTTAACTGTGGTGAATTCTGTAATTTGCTTTTCATGTGAACAAATGTAGGCAAATTAGTTAGTTTAGGCTTAGTGCATTCGTTTTCCACGCCCAACAGTTTCATTGCTAGTGCAAAAACCACATCGCCGCTAACATTGTCTGGTTTATTATTAGGTATATAAAGATAAAAAAATCTTTCCCAATGCTGGAATATTATCTCTGCTAATCCAAACAACTCCCCGGCAACTTCGGATTTTTTAAAATACATAAATGCAGTATACACGTTAGGAAGCTGGTTGTTAGTAAACACTTTTCGATAATAATCATTAGTCACAGTTTCGTTTTTAAAGTTTCTCACACTAGTACTTGCCCAAACGTCTCGTTCGCTGAGTACATCCCACCAGAAACTAACATCTACAGGAAATATCATGTCTGTATCTAATATTACAGTTTCATCGTAAGGTGTCATGTAATAATATTTCCACTTGTTTTGTATTTTCCAATCACTGTTTTCAGCATCATCGATCCAGGGAATATCTACTATGCAATCAAATACTTGTCTGTGTTTATCTGTTATTAATCGTTTTGTTGCCTTATCAACACAAACAGTTAACTTGTTAACTTCGCTCTGAGTTAACTTTAAATTTAATGCAAGGGCATACGCCTGTTGTAAGTAATCAACAGTGGCGTTATTTTGAGCAATCACAATATACCCTTTAGACATATTCTAATAATCCGTTTGATATCCTAGATAACGCCCATTTGTTCATTATGTGCACATCTACTCCCTTCCACTTAGTGGCAATAAAATCTCCAGGCGAATCTGGTTTCTCTAAACAAAGAACTAAACTTAAATCACTGTTCACCTCATAAACATCATCTGTATCAAATGTTTTGAACAACTGAAAAGGTAACTGCGGCAATGTTTTATCTTGGAATCCGCCTAATATATGTGCTGCTACACTAAAACTAAAATCGTTTCTATACAGTTTATTATTAATTCTAAACAGTTGTCCATAGTAGTCTTTATTATCTCTGACTTGTTTGACTAGATTGAAAAATGTTTCGCAGTAATCTGTTTTGCGGAAATACACCACAGTAGCCCAATACATGCTAATTCCTAAGTTATGTAATCGTGTTAACGAAGGATATTTTCTACTACTATATACATCTTTATATTCCCAGTTCATCATTAATTCGTTATTATGTCCCCAGCACTGATTAAGAGAATCGCTTAAAACAAGATAGTCAGCATCTATTAGTATGGTTTCTTGGAACGGACTTAAATCGTATGCATCACTTCTGTTTTTGTTATAAAAACTTAAATGTTTAGAATGTAAACTAGTATCTTTGTATGTGCGGACATTGGAATGTTTAAAATTAACATCTTTTTCGTTTATAATTATATGCCCGATTGCGTTTTTAATAAATCTTTTGCCCAATTGTTTTTGGGCGTGTTCAAGAGAGTGTAAGTCAGTGACCACAGCAATATTTTGTTTTTCTAAGCCTAAGTAGCGTTGTATCAGTGTTGCATTTACCACTGCTAAACGAAAATAATCTATTTCAGTATTATTATGAGCGAACATTATAATACCTCGATCAATTGTGTTAGTCTTAGACATTATCTTCATTGATATCCACTACCTTGTTTACACTTCTAGCCTTTTTTATTTTTTCGTATTCTACGTAATAGTCATTGGTAGTTTCGCTATATCTGCTTAAAATTTCTTCGTAAAATTCAACAATTTCTATTTTAATAGGATTGTTATAATCGTCAAGCAGTATAGCTTCAACTAACTGTTCGTCAATGAGATTTCTACAAAACGATATTAGTGTTCTGTCTATGGTAAAAGTTCCGCCATTAATGCTGTAACTTAGTAGAGAATGTGCTTTAGCTCTCAGAGCTTCTTTTTGATTGTTTAAAGTAACACGATAATTAGCAAATTCTAATGCTTTTGAAAGTTTTGCGCTCATAAAGATACCTGTAATGTAAGTGTGTTATCACTATTTATAAGCAAGTATCAATTAAAATATAAGTTTATGAACCAGTTATTGCACCTAAGCTGTCAGTTGGAGTGGCAAAAGCACTAAAACCAGTACCAGTAACATCAGGCTGGCGTCTACGTGCATTAATGCTCAGTGTTCCATCTGGTTGGGCATCAATAATATTGTCGCCTGCATCAGTTAAAGTCAGTGTCATTGTAATAACTGTTGGGTTGGTTGTGCTGTTTACGTTTGCTGTAACTCGAAGTACGTCAGCAGTGTATGGAGCTGTAGCAGTAAATTTTTCAAGCAACTGCTGAGGACTAGTAGTTAGTTCATAAAATCCTATATTTGAATTTGTTCCAGAACCCGCTTGAGTTGTTTCGTGGTCTAACAATATATCACCAACTGCTGTAAACGTTTCGTCCCACCTTGTATTTTGATCACTCGCTGAGCCACCAGTTCTACCTACACTAAAACCTAGTTCGCCGCCACCGTTGAAGAATGCTCTGCAAGCAGCTTCACTGGCAAAAGTCCACGTTAATACAGAAGTAAGAGTATTAGTCCATGCAGTTGTTCTTTGTACAGTTGCATCAGTAACTGCTGCGCTAGGAGTGTGGTTAAATCTAGCATTCCAACAATCTTCTACTGCTAACATCAAGCTGTTAAAAGTCGCGGCTGTAATAATATCTCCAGCTGCCACATCAGTAACAGTTTCACTAGTTTCATTTAAAAATACCTGTAATGCCTGTACATCGTCTTGCAAGTCTTTAAGACCTCTAGAACTTCCTGCTGCAAGAACTGTTGAACCTTGACTGTTTGGATTAACACTTGCACCACCTTGATTGTATCCAAAAGTACTAGCTAATGTAAATGTACCAAGTGTTACATCTTGCGGGGATGATAATAAATCATTTACATTTGCTCTAGGCAAGTTATAGTCGTCGGCTTCAACACCGTCTACACCGGCTACAACTAATCGCATATTTGTGCCGCCTGTAATTGTGATAGTTGCTCCTGATGCCATTACTTAACTCCTACTACTGTTTCTACAAAATCTTCTGCTTGACTTGATTTGCCAGACAGTGCTCGACCTATTACCATACGTGGATCATATGGTGTATTTCCTATTGTTCTAGCAACACCTTCACCTGCGCTAACCAATCTGTCGCCTTTAGAACAACTACCTATAACTCTAACTGGTACACGACCTTGTAATGCAACCGCTACACCTTCTGCTTTGCTGTTCATTAAGTACGCTGGGTCTGTTGACACAACTCCAAATACATCTGTGCTAGCATCTTCTGTGCACAATGTTATTTCAGCAGCGCCGCCGATTGTTACAACAGTACCAGGTAAGTATACAGCATCCGTTGAGTATATTTCAGCTAAATCCGCAAACTCAGCTGAGGTTGCTGTACCAGAAAATGTAGTTGCACTTAAGGTACCAGTGTTAGGTACATAGTTTATTCCGCTATCTGTGTTAAGTGGTTGGGCAGTAGAGTCGAGGTCACTTGTCCCAAAAGTAAGATAATGTGTTGCTCCTGATGTACTTGCATCAAGAGTTGTTACATTAGCTATGCTTCCTTGAATTGTGTCTTGAATAATAAGAGTAGAACCTGTTTGTATAACCACGTCACCACTAGATTCCAATCCTGCTACTGATAAACCAACAACGTCTCCGGTAACCGTTAAATTATTAATGGTTGCGTTTGCAGCAGTAACGTTTCCAAAATAGCTGTCTTCAATTACTTCAGTAACAGTTCCTAATGTTTGGCTGTTTACGCCATTAACTACAATAGAGCCATTTATGGTTGTAGTTCCGTTTAAGATACTAGAATTAGTAACAACTAAGTCTGTTGTATTAATAGTACCTGATGTAGAAGTAATATTGCCAGTAACAGTAAGTTGTCCTCCTACAGATCCGTCATTATTAACAGTCAGTGTTTGCACAGTAATATCTGATCCAATGGTTAAACTAGAAAAGTATCCTTCTGGAACCGGTAAACTAGCTGAGCCCAATGCGCTGGTAATAAAAACGCTGTCAAATGTAGCAATACTAGAACCTTCATATTCAGCACGTTGGTTCAAACCTTTAAATACTTGCCCAGTCGATCTACCTGCTCTAGCAGCAAGTATTCCTGAATCAACTTCTACTAACTCGTTGTAATAGTCTACAATACTGCCATTGACTGGAGAATCAGTACCTCCACTGTTAACATAGAAGTCAAAATCACTCCAAAACGCCATGATTGTTTCGTAATTACCTGAACCTGATGGTACCTCGGTCGAACCTCTATTACTAGTAGGATCAGTTGGATTAATTTGTGGACTTTTAGTATATACTAATGCTAAAACAGGCAGCATGTTGTCTGTTGATGCTTCCTTAAAAAATAATGTTCTTAATCTTGTTCCGTATGTAGTTGGACTTTGGATGCTACTATCCGAAGAAAATTCATCTGTAACTGTACCACCATATGCCGCTTCTTGCCAACCGTTATTCCAAATTTCCAGTTTGTCTGTGGTTGTATTGAAAAAACTTGTACCGGATGTTCTAAACTGAGTGGGCTTTTGGTTATCTGATCCTACTACAACTCCAATTCTTTTCCAAGTAGATCCTTGCCATACACTTAATTGCTGTTCAGTTTTATTGTACCAAAGTTGTCCTTCTAGCGTTGTACCAGGATTAGGTGCAGTAGTACTAGCAAAATTTTCTAATTGTCTAATTGTATTTTGAGCAAAATATTGCCCATAATTTGCAACATTACGTCCAATAAGGGCAAGGGAATACGTACCAGTGTCGACTGTACTATCTGCTACTGTTATTGTAGAGCTACCATCACTGTTAGTTACTATATATGGCATTGTTAATATTCCTCAATTTATATACTTGTTATTTATCATTTTTTATAAAATACGTTTTAATTTTAAAATCCTATCTTTCAGAAATTCTGGGCCTGCCTCCTCTGCGTGGGTCAAGGTCAGGCGGTGGTGTAGAAGATACGGCTTTTACTGTAATTGGGGCAGTGGCAGTGGCGGTAGTCGGCACTGCGCCTGCTTTGTATGCTGTTAGTGTTGTACTAAAGTTGCCGGCACTTTTGTACGGGCCATTTACTCGTGAACCCGATCCTGATAACCTGTAAGTTCCAGTGTCACCTGTTACTTCTACTGAAGTTGCGTTAGATACACTCCAATACAATGTATTAGATTGACCTACTTCTATTGTTGCTGGCTCCCAGAAGAAGTATTTAATTACTGGTGTCGGTGGCGGTGTCGCTGGTGTAGTTGGTTGTTCTTCTACTGGTACATCCTCACTTGGCAATGTATAACTACCCGGTAGCCAATATATTGAGGTTGAATCTGAATCTTTAACTGCGTTATTACTCTTAGATCGCACTTCAATAGTCATGACTGATGTTGCAGGATCAGCGTTAACACCTTGAGCACCACTGGAAAATATTATTTGAGAGCCAGTAGTACTATACCAAGTATTAAACGATTGAGCATTGCCAGTAGACCCATTATTATATGCATACATTATTGCACCAGTTTGGTCGGCAAGAGCACTATCACTATGTCTATATGATACTTTCCATTCATAATCACTAGCACTTTCGCCTGCTGGTAACCAAGTACTTACAGTTGTAATTGTTCCTTTTGACCCTGCTATGTTCTTTATTGTACCATCATCGTCTATTATAAATGTAAGTATTGTTCCTGTAGGATAATCTCCTACTGCAAAATTTTGTACATTGATATAAGTCCATAATATTCCAGTACTATACGCTTGTGCTAAATTGACAGTGGGAGCAGGTATTGGCGCTGGATTAACATTAAGTATCTTAGTTGATGCAGTGTACGACGTTCTAAAATCACTGTAAAATGACATGTCTACTGCTATCACAGGATCTGTTACAGCGTATGTTCCGTCATTAATTACAGGGAAAAACAAAGGAGCTGTTGGGTCACCGTCTTGTCTAACTCCTGGCTTATTTTGAAATGCGACACCACTCGCATCTGTGGTCAGTGTTGCGTTATTTTGTGTACCGTCATAATTAACACCAGCTACAGCAGTAGTTTTACTAGAATTTATTCTCCAGTAAATGGTTGTTCCTGCTGGCGCTGAACTTATACCCCAGAAAAACACGTATCCTTGTAGTACAGGATTAGCAGTTGTACCATCTTCTTTTATATTTTCAGAAGCAATAACATTGATATCTTGTCCTGATGGACTCCATGGCACAGGCAAAGTGTTAACACTTTTAATTGATCCAGTGATGTCTACTAATCTATTCGGCGTAGTAGTAACTCGCCAATTTCCTTTAAACGTGTCAAAGGAACTAGGATCATATTTTAAAGTTAATCCTTCCATTTTTGCTAGATATGATTGATTTCTTTTAACCAAACTATTTGCTGGAACATAAGGATATGTTATTGTTCCTGTTTTATAAGGTTTATCAAGACTGCCTAAACCATCAGTACCGCTTATTAAGTTTACTATGCTAGCGTTAGGCACAAGTGAGCCATCATCAGTGAATGCGTAGAACTCTAATATAATGTCTTCTCCTGGCGGTACGTTATTAAAGAAGCCTCGGAAGTTTAACACACCGCCTTCTTCACTTGTTATCGCAGTGCTCTGACCAAACCCTTTCTCAAGAGTGCTTCCGCCTGAAGTATAATCAACTTTTCCAAACACAAACTCCATGGGCGCTTGCGCAATAGTGTATGTTGTAGATTTACTTTCGTACCCAGCAGCAGCAGTTCCAGCAGGAGCAGTCACAGTTATAGTTTCTGTGGCCGCAGTATTGTAATATTTTTGTGGAATAAGATCATTTAAGCGCACATTTGTAGTATTTCTTTTTATTAAAGTATAAAAATCTGTTGATGTGTGATAGAAATTATTGTTAGTTAGTTGTACACGAACTCCTTTTCCTATCATTCCTTTGCTGTTAATTGTTAGAGTATAAGTAGTGCTACCTTCTGTAGCATTTTGTACACTAATACTGTTGATTCCCACAGAGCTTGCAGTGTTGCTTACATTAATTTTCATGGTAACCACATTACTGTATTGGTCTGCTATAATTTTTCCTCGATTATTATATATAATTATTCTCTGTCGTATGTCTATACCGTTTGCCCAATTATGGATAACAGTTGTATCTCCTATGTCATTAAAATAAAACCCTTCGTCACCGCTCCCCAAATAATAAGCGCTAGATGTCTTATTAACCCAGTCAGAACCACCTAGATCGTTTCTAAAAGAGGTCCACTTGCCATCCTGTATACGCTCCCACTGATAAAAGAAAGTTAAATCTTCTAGTGCATACGTACCTGGATTTAAAAAATAATGATCGTTATTACCTGTATTAGAAGCAATGTCATACGATTTCCATTTAACGTAACCGTCGCCAGTTTGAGATAATACATTATTAATAGTATAATAAGTTACCTCAGATGCTTCTAATTCGCTAGTAATAGCAAAGAAGAATTCTACATTGTCGTAAATTCTAGCCGTAAAGTCTACTAGTGCTGTTCCAGCAACCGCAGCATTATAGAATGTAAAATTAAACAGTTCATAATTAGCAGCGCTACCGCCCAATGGTGAATCGTCTTCGCCTTTAAATTGTATAGCAAAGTGGGCAATATAATCTGTGTCAGTTACTGTTACATTATAACATTCTACTGCTACTCTAGTTCCGCTGTTATATTTTGCCCATGCTTGATTACTATTTTTTCTAAAGTAAATATCATTAGCACTAGTTCCATCTCCTACTATGCGATCATTTTGCAAGTAAACAATGTCACCAACTTTGTACGGCAAGTTTTTAATTTGTATGTCAAACAAATCTACAACAGATTCTTCTCTAACATATACTTCCCATTTATCAATATTACCAGTATAATTTTTGCCGTTGGACCCTAACCATCGTGCCTGAATATTGTATGCTGGTACAGAAGATACTGTGGTTAACGTGTCTGCAAAAATAGGATCGCCTGTGTAACCAGAATTTGTAAAAAATTCTATAGAATAAGTTCGATCCACAGTATCACCAACGTTAACCAGACTTGTTATAGTTTGTCTATGATCGATAGGTCTACTTCCATCATAATATAAATTTTCATCTAAACTAAAACTTCCACTGTCTGTGACAAACTCGTTTGCAAATGCTCCAAGAGGAACTATACGCCAGTAGTAAGTAGTGGCTCCAGCACCCATATTGTATGGGGTAAACACTGCTAATATTTCCCCGCCTTTTATTGCGCTAGTAACACCACCTAAACTGAATATTGGTACATAGTATTCTGTAAAATATTGCACAGTTATAGGACTAGTGGTTGCCCAATCTCCAGTGATCGTCTGATCTGGATCATTTAACTCTTGTCTTGCCCTTGCTCTAAATCTAATTTGATGTCCGTTTAAATCTTGGCTGCCACCCAAGCCGTCGTTACTGCCAGCGTCCCAATAGAACTGCGTGTTGTCAGTAAGATTTTCAGCAAACCATTCTTTGCCAGGATCGATACGTCTCTGCCATTCGTAATCTACGTAATTGTCAGGAGTTCTTCCTGGAGCAGAATCAAAGTTGGGATAAATATATCCTCTTTTAAATGAGCCAAAAGTAACTGAGTTTCCAATTGTACTTATAAGCGTATCATCAACAAATCTTCTATACACTGTTACATACTGAGTACCAGTAGAATTAGGTTTTATTGGCAGCACACTAGTTGTTAACGCTGATGCTGATGGTTGATATGTAGATACTTTAAATGCAGCATTGGATATTTTACTGCTACTAGCATGTGCAAAAGATGCATCGTTCTTAAAAGGAACTACTCTGTCATCTGGACCATACAGTATTGCTATAACGTCTAGTCTTATGTTATAGTTTTTTGCATCACCAAGAGGTAATAAAGGCGGAGAACTGACAGTAAACACTGAATCATTAACTTTTGTTTCTCTTGATAAGAATACTCCGTCTCGGTACCAGGTGAATGTTACAGACCGTGTATACTGATATTGAGATGGACTAGGTCTTGGTGGAATAGGCCATGAAGATTGTTGCCAATCCACACTAATAGTTGCAGAAGATGCGATAAGGCTTTCAGTATCATTAGTGTAACCTGAAACATCACCAAGATTAGTAATTTTTATTACTGGATCAGGGAATGGTAGATAATAATTCTGGTATCCAACCATATCACTCCACTTAAACGGTATCCTGTCTGTTACCTTTTTCCTTGGATAAACACTGGGATTATAACCTGCCCATTTATATGTAGGCTTTGACGTTGCGCTGTATAACAATGTTGGATTATCGTAAAAGAAACTAACAGGAAATGACTGTATATCGGTGTCAATTACTGGAGCTAGTTTATCCGAAAATTCTTCTACATCAACCGGCTTGTCAACTACAGTACCAAATTGATCAAACTGATTACCTTGAATTGATATTATGTTTCCGTCGCCGGGTGGTTGTTCAACAATAATTGTTACTGTTCCAATATTAGTACTAATATTCCCAAAGGTATTTTTTATTGTGTATTGAAAAGTATCAGTGCCCACCCAGTTTGTGTTAGGTACATAAACCACATTGCCTGTAGGTTGGTCTAACTGTACTATACCATTCAAAGGTAAAGAAATAATTGTTACGCTAGACGGATCTATACTGGCTCCTATATCGTTACTGGGTAAGTTGATTTCTGCAATAGTGTTTTTTTCTATAGTTACTGAATCGTTGACAGCTAGTGGTAGCTGCAGAATATCTACTGAGACTGTAGCGTTTGAAGCAGGAAGGTTATAAACATCTGATACTTTATATGTAAACGAATCTAGTCCCGTATAACCAAATGCTGGAGTATATTGAATAGTACCATTCTGTTGGACAATTGCAGTACCATTAAGCGGAGTACTAGTCATTCTTACTGTGCTAGGTCTAATGTTATTTTCTAAATCTATATCGTTTGCCAACACATCTATAATGACAGTATCATTTTCGAATGTGGTTATTGAATCATTTACTGATATTGGCGCTGTGTTTATTCCTACAGTAGTGAGAAATATATATACTGCTCCTTCAATACCGCCTAATACTGATCCAGGCGAAGTGACTATGCTATAGTTATCTGATAATCCAACGTAGTTGCCAAATCTACTGTTTATATCGGCATTAGGATCAACTATAGCATAAAGATAACTGCCAGTTGCTGTATCATAAACATGCACTATGCCTGTTTGATTGTTGCCGTCTGGAACGGAAACTAAAGTTCGGACATTGTCTATTGCTACTGAAGAGCCCATAAACATTGGAAGGGCGCTTTCTTCGGGATTATCTAGAGTGTGCAATAGTGCACCGGTGCTAGTGTTAAAAATATAAGCAGCGCCCCACTGAATTCCAGAATAGGTTAGAGAATCTCCAGTGGCTCTTGGTGCGCCAATTACTGCATAATCATTTGTTATTGCTACTGAAGAACCAAAGAGGTCTTGTGTGCCAGGGTTAGCAGGGTTTTCTAACGTGTACAATTGTGCGCCAGTGACTGTATTGTATATATACGCTATACCAGTATCGCCTAGCGGTGCGACAGTCGCGTCTTCGCCAGGAGCACCCACAACAAAATAAGTATCTGTCATTGCTATTGCACTACCAAAACGGTCTCCCGAGCCTGAATAATAGAGATTAGGATTAATTATTGTATGCAGCAGTGTAGCAGTTGCGAGGTCATAAACATACACTATGCCACTGCTTGCGCCACCTTGGGTAAAAGTAGGGTCGCCCACTATGAAATAATTATCTGTTATTGCGACTGTTTGACCAAAGTTATTAAACTCGTAAGGTGGGCTAGGATCAGATATTGTATGCAGTAGTAAGCCAGTAAAAGCATTATAAATATATGCCCTTCCAGGGCTTACACCAGTGGTAGCATCTTCGCCGTAAGAACCTACAATAGCATAGTTGTCTGTTATTCCTACAGCGGATCCAAAATAATCATTTATACTTAAATTGTCAGGATTAGGATTTACTAATGTGTGCAGTAATTCGCCAGTTGTATTATTAAATATATATGCTTTACCTGAACTAGTACCATTATCATCGTCTTCGTTTGGTGCGCCTACTATACTATATCGATCGGACATTGCTACCACTTCACCAAAATTATCACCAACTGAAGAACCATATGCATTTTCGTTATTCACAGTGTGTAATAACAATGCATCAGGACCTGATATTGTAATGGTCACATTAGCAGGATTAGAAGTTCTACCAACAGTATCACTTATTGTGTATGATAAGGTATCTACGCCAATAAATCCTGTATTTGGTGTATACGTAATCGTACCATCATTTAAATAAATTGCTGCGCCGTTTACTGGAGGAACTGTTATAATCAATGTGTTTAAATCTATTGGATCATTTCCTGTAAGGTCATTAGATACTACGTTTATATTAAATGCAGTATTAACAAGCCCAATGAATTCGTCGTCCTCTGCTACCGGTGGATCTGCTTGATTTACAGTAATAAATACTGTGCCAGGTGTCAGACTGGTAGCGTTATTGCTATTTGTAACATTATATGTTAGAGTATCAAGACCAAAGAACTGTGAAAACGGAGTATAAGTAATTGTGCCGTCTAAATTATTAATCACAGTACCGTTGCTAGGCACTGTTTCAATAACAGTTAATGTTGGAACTAAGGCGCCTTCGCCGGGGGAATCATTTGATAAAATATCAAAAGTTTCTACTTCCGCTTGATTCATTGTTACTGTATTATTAGCAGCAATTGGTGCTTGAAAAACTCTAATAGTAACAAATGCAGTATTACTGTCTGTATCCTCGTTGTCAGTTACGTTATATGCAATTATGTCTGTGCCATAGAAACCAGGATTAGGGGTATATGTAATGTAAGCATCAGGTAAACTAAAAGTTACATTTGCAGTACCAAAATCCGGAGGTGTAACAATATTTAATGCAGTTAGTCCCGAAAATGGGCCGCTATCGGAAATATTACCTGATAAATCTATGATGATTGTTGTCGATTCTCCAGTAGATGTATTTACACTGGTAGCAGTAGGCGGAGTATTTGGTGTTTTACTAGTGTCAATAATTATAACACTGTCACTTAGTCCTCCAGTAAATGTACCAAAACTATCCTGAGCTACTAGTGTAACAGTAGCAGTCATATTGCCATCTGTTGTAAAGTCTTCTGTGGCAGTAAATGCAAGTATGCCGTAGTCTGTATTGTTAATAAATATATTGCCTGTTAGCGGGACTGATATATCTCCGCTGCCAACACCTGTTATTACATATCCAATTTCAGTATTGACAGCTACGTTTTCAGTATCAACTCTAAACACTGCAAAATCTGTTCCATTTTCTGTTATGCTATCTACATCAAACGCAGCAGACAAGTAGGCAGGGGTTTTGCTAGTGTCAATTAATGTTACCTGCCCCGATAATGATCCAGTTGGGTCGCCGTTACTGTCTGTAGCACCAAGTGTTACAGTTAATATTTCTGGTCCTTCTGTGAAGAAGTCTTGGTTTACTGTAAACGCAAGTTGCCCTATGTTACCTTGAACTATAACTATATCGCCTGTTAAAGAGTTAAGATTTAAATCATCAGTTGTAATGCCGCCGCCGCTGATTGTGTAAGGTACTGTTGTTCCTGACACAACGTCAGTGGTATTAATTGTAAAAATAACAATAGTTGTGCCATCTTCGTTAACAGTAGGAAAATTAAAACCTACTGTGTTATAAGTAGGTGTGCCGGGCAGCGGTGATTGGCTGGTGTCGTTTAAAATAATACTATTTGCTAAACTACCTGTGTTAGTTCCAACAGAGTCTTGTGCGTCCAACGTAATCGTTAAAGTTTCGTTTCCTTCTGTTAAACTATCTGTATTTACAGTAAAATCAATACTATCAGTATTATTGATTATTGTAAAATCTCCGGTTAGAGATATTAAACTTATATCATTAACAGTAATTCCTGTCCCGCCTACAGTATAACCAATTGTAGTTCCGTCTATTACGTAACTAGTATCTACTGTGAAAACTACTTGTGTTGACGAATCTTCGTCAACGTTAGTTAAATTAAAGTATACATTATCATATATAGGATCATTAACTGAGGTATCAACAAGTAACACAGTGTCACTTAACCCGCCTGTTGACCATCCTGCACTATCTGTTGCATCCAGGGTTAAGATTAAAGTTTCGTTTCCTTCTGTTAAATTATCAGCAATTACATTGAAAGACACATTACCTGTATTACTGTTGATAGTAATATTACCAGTTAAACTGCCCAAACTGATATCATCAACTGTGATTCCAGCACCACTAATAGTATAACCAACAGTGGTCCCATCAAGTACTGCTGTAGTGTTCACAGTAAATATTACATCAGTGTTGTCCCCGTCTGAGTCTTCGTTAACACTGTTAATATTAAAAGTTGAGGTGTTATAAACTCCTGCTGTTACACTAGTATCATTGATGGTTACAGTATTACTCAGTGATCCTGTACTAGTACCAAAACTATCATTAGCATCTAGTGTTAAAATTAAGGTTTCTGGACCTTCCGTAAACGTGTCGGCTAACACCTGGAATTCTAGTGTACCTTCGTTTGCTGTAATAGTTATAGAACCTGTTAAACTGCCTAAACTAATATCGTTAGTTGTTATACCAGTACCGCTTATGGTGTAACCAATTGTTGTAGCATCTGTTACATTAGTGGTATTAACTGTAAATGTTACATTACTGCCGTCTTCGTCTACCGATACAGGCGAAACATCTAATGAATCATATATTTTACTTAGGCTGGTATCATTAATTAGTAATACATTGCTTAAACTGTTTGTTGCCCATCCCGCACTGTCAGTTGCATCTAGTGTCAAAGTAAGTGTTTCAGCACCCTCAGTTAAGTTATCAGTTAACACCTGTAATGCTAGTGTGCCTTGATTAGAATTTACATTAATTGTTCCAGTTAAACTACCCAAACTGATATCATCAACTGTTATGCCAGTACCGCCTACAGTATATCCAACAGTGGTACCATCTAATACAAATGCAGTATTAATAGTAAATGTTACTGTGCTACCGTCTTCGTCTACTGATGCAGGAGAAACCAGCATTGTATCATACGTTCCTATACCTGATACTTCAAGCGTAACAATTGCATTGCCGCTCAGTGTTGGATTAAGGCTAGTTACATTATATTTGAAAGAGTCTGCTCCTACATATCCTTCGTCAGCTGTGTATAATATTGCAGCATTTCCTAAATCAAGTACTGCGGTACCGTAAGTAGGTTGTTCTGCAATTGTTAATGTGCTGACGTTTGCTAAATCAGAATTACTAGTGGCAAATGTCTGTGTCGCAGGATAATAACTATCTGCTATATCGTATCTTGCAGATGCAGTAAATCGAATGTTATCCATGTAACAATCGTTAAGTTTATATGTGGTGGTACTAAATGCATCTCTACCGAGATATATAATACTGTCTGTTTCAGATATATTGTTAAGACTTGTACCAGTAGAACTTTCTCTTACTAGTACTCCGTTTATAAACACAGCTAACGAATCATTATTTCGTTGTATTGCAATTTTGTTCCAATCGTCATAGACCCAGCCAGTTAATCCTTGAAAATTTCTAATAATAGAACTAGAGGAATTAACTAAACATGTTAAACCTGTGCCGTTAAAAAATACACGTAACGGACCGTTGTTAACGCTTTTAGCACACATCATCGATTGCGTACCAGTAACACTGCTACTAGATATTTTAAAGCTCCATTCCACAGTCCACTCAGGACTTGTAAAGAAATTACTAGCAGCTAAATTTGTAGAATCGATTGATGCTCCTGTATGAAAATCCTTATCTCCAAAATATAAGCTGCCAAGATCATGTTCGCCACCAGTGGTTACAAATTCTATCGACGAGCCAACTGGAGTAATATTACCGAGATAAGTGCTGCCGGTAGCACTGGCTGCTGTGCCTAAACTGGGAGATATAAAATTGTAAATAGCTCTAACATTTGCAAAATGAGGATCGTAACTTGTAGAATTTTTTAGTACAGGTATTGTTGATGTACCAGGGCTACTTGCCTCAAACGAGAAATCTGAAACAGCTACTCTCTGATTTATGTATACTGTAACATTTGAAATATCGCTAGTTACGTCAGTGGTACTATCTACTGTGTACGTAAAAGAATCTAGTCCGTATCTTATGCTCGATGTATAATCAATTGTACCATCTATGTTTGGAGATGCTGTGCCATTAGAAGGACTAGTATCAACTACCACTGTGGATACATTAGCATTTATACCATCGTTTGCTAAAACATCAAGTACTGTGGTTTCTAATCCAAATGTAGTAAAAGAATCATCGGCTACTGTTACGAGTTGTCCGCTACCAACTTGCACAGAAACATCAGATTGATTAGTGCTAACATTACCTAAATTATTTTTTAAGGTAAAAGAAAAATTGTCTGGCCCAGTATAACTATTATTTGGAGTATATTCCACTGTGCCTTGGGATGGATCAATTAAAGTAACCGTGCCGTTGGTTGGCGTAGTAGTAACCGTAAATTCACGAAAATTTGTTACAGCTACGTTGCTTGTTAAATCCCGTAAATTAATAGTTGCTGGCTGGTTTAAATTTGTAGTCACTAATGAAGGATTGCTCAAAGTAATATCACTTAGTGATTCGTTAACGTCTATAGAATATTTAGAATATACAACATTACCAGCAGCGCCCAGGAGTGAACTAGTGAACGCTGTATAGTCAGTGTCTGATCCTGTACTGTACATTACATTATAACTGTTATCGTTTATAATCCGGTCTTGTATTTGTGCTGGTGTTAAATTAGGATTAGCTTGCAAATGTAATGCTGCTATGCCTGCCACCTGTGGTGCGGCCATACTAGTACCGCCAAGTTCTACCATTCTAAAATTAGTGTCTGGAATATAATTATAAACATCTAAACTTGCATACGAATTAACTGTAGAAGTAGCACTTGCTATGCTATCGCCTGGAGAAAATATGTTTACTGCTGGACCTCTGGTGCTGCTCGAAGCTACACGGTCTTTATAAGTGCCGTCTAATATTTGATCTGTGTCTATGCTTCCTACAAAAAAAACATCAGGGCTGTAAGGAGATCCCTGTCGATGATAAAATCTTGTTATGGCACCCCACGAAACTGAATTATCGTACTCTACATCGCCTGGTAGAGTATTTTTATAATAGTTGTTTCCTGCTGAAATTGTTACTATTATTCCTGCTGATGCAATAGTGTCAATGTCTGTGTTCGCACTAGTATTGCTACCTGGTAATTTATACCTATAACCTGATGTGGCATTTCCTAATTTTGGTACTATCCCTGTGCTATTCCACAGCGTCGTGCCTACCGTGTATCCGGGATCTCCAAATGTCCACGGTGTACCCCTGTATTCACCGGAATCTGGTTCATTTTCGTTCTGGTAAAGAAACCCCCAGCTCATATTCATTACTGTAGGACGTCCAGTGTAGATAGGATCAGCAGGATTGTTTTTACGATTATGCCATGCTACAACAAGGTCAAATATTACTGAATAATTAATACCATTATTAGGATCTGTTGGTCCTTCTAGTCCTGCCATTTTTAACGAATATATATCTGCGTTTTTAGCCCATCCATATGTTTTACCAGCAGCAATTGCGGCGCAATGTGTTCCATGTCCCTCAAAGTCAGTGTAAAAATTAGTTGGCATAGTTCCTGGAATATCAGCAGCATCATACCAATCAATTTGTCTTACACGACTATTTCCATCTGCGTCTTCGAATTCAGGATGATCGGCTTGTATTCCGCTATCCATTACTACAAAGTCGACGCCGGTTCCATCTCTGCTATAACTATAATCCCCTGCAATAGTTGTGCTACCACCAAATGTATTGGTAGTTTCAATAACTCTACGTAAACCCCAGTTAACATGATCATCAGCAGTACTACTACTTCTATCAAAATCTCCTGATTGGGTAGTCACTACAAATCTTTCAACAATCATACCTGGTTGTTGAAGTGGTGGAATTTCTACTTCTAGTATTCTAGGATCTGCACGTAACTGTTCAGCTTCGTCATCACTGAGATTAAAACTAGTAATACGTGGATTTTTATATCTTGGATCAACAATTTCTACTTCACGATCAGGGATCGTTTCGTTACCAAATGCAGCACACAGTTCTTGTTCTAGCTCAGCTAAATCCACATCTTTATGTACAATGACATTGTATTCTCTATGTACCATCAAAAAAATCCTTGCTTTAATCGCCGAGTCGTTGTTTCAGAGCGTCTATTTCATTAGATAAATCTTTTATTGCTTCTATTAACAATCCCACCATATTTCCGTATGCAACACTCTTTGTCCCGTCAGGATCGTCGCCAGTGTGAACAACTTCTGGTAGTACTGATTCTACATCTTGTGCAATAACTCCTGTGTGCTTAACCGAATCTCCTATCAATGTGTATGTGTATCCCGTAATTGCTTTAACTTTTGATACTGCATCGGTAATAGGTTCTAAATTTTCTTTTAGTCTTAAATCACTAAATGCAGTAATGTCGCCTGATGCAGTAATGTCGCCTTTCTTTGAAAACGTTATGCTATGATTTGTAGCAGTGCTATCGTCGCGAGTGTTAAAAACTAAATTTGTCGTTGATGTAGGTATTCCTGCTGGAAAATCTGCGGATGCACCGTATCGAATATTTTTTGATATATCTATTCCTGCTGGAAAATCTGCTCTTGCCGTAAACGTCTTAACCCCTGTTGCTGTTTGGCTGGTAGTACCTTGTAGTAATAAGAAATGCGTAGCAGGAACTAGATTATCAAACGGTGTTGTTCTAATAAAACTAATTTCGCCCGTAGTATTATTATACTCTAGTGCAGTATTTGATGCTGTTGCAATAGAAATTAATTCTCTTGTATAATTAACATTTGATTGAAAATCTAATGATCTAACATTTAATGATAAACTACCAATTGGTGTTTCTGTCGAAGATGATTCTACTACATCAATACTACCATTACTGCTAGTAACATATTTAATATTACTTATAGGGTCTGCAAATTCACTTCCGCCAGTTACATTATTTAAATACATAAGCTGACCGTTAGTACCAGTACTAGCAGGCATTCTGTAGCCATTAATATCAGCATGTCCCTGAATGTTTACGTTAGCTGCACTAATGTTGTTTACTCGGTCACTAGTTGATGCAATGTCTCCGCCTGATGGAAAAAGTATATTAGTATAGACATTAATAGTAGATGCGCTTACAACATCAACTGGATCAGCTTGAGACCCAATGGTGTATGTACCACCATTAGATAAAATGCTATTGCCAATTTTTAAATCATTTATATAACCTTGTGAGAATAGGTTAGTAGTACTACCTAAATTATATGTATTACTTACTACAGGAACAGTGTTTGCACCATGATGAAACACATTAGCAGCAGCAATGTTTGTACCACCGTTATCTTCAATTTGTCCGTTAACTAATTCAAGGTAATAAGAACCAGTGTTTAAATTATAAGCAGCATTAGATCTTTGTGATAATCTTGCTGAATTAACTACTGTTTGATCGTCTAATCGAGTATTCATCCCAGGATATATAGTAGTACCTATACCGCCTATACTTTGTACAATATCGAATTGAGGATGAAAATTATGAGTATCTCCATCTGTAGTACTTACTGCATCTGCAACAGTAAAAGAAGTTTCGTGTCCACTATATAATGCAATAATACGCTCGCCGTCATAATAGCCGCTTGCTGTTATTTCACCATCATTTTTATAATATAATGCTAATACTGAGCGCGGTATTCCATCAGTATCAACTAAGAAGATATTTCTTATACTGGTTCCATAAAAAGTTGGATTGCTTAGTTCAGAGTTTGTATCATACAGTAGGGATATTTCCCCTGGCTTGTTTGCTAGTTGATACCCAGTAGAGCCCGTGTTAATATATAATTGACCTGTACCAATGTTAAAATATTCTGTACCTGCTTTGTTTTGGCCGTGTATATTTGTAGGAGGGGAGTTTACTACAAGAGGGCGATTTGGCAGCCATGCACCCGTAGTGCCGTCGTATGATCTCAACACTTTAAAGTTTTTATCGTACCATAATTGACCACTTGTTGGATCAGCTGGCGGAGTACCGTCAGAGGCGAAATTATCTAATAAATCGATTTGGGTTTTTGCAATAACTTGACCATAATTCTCATAGTTACGTCCAATAAGATCGATACTGTAGTCACTGTTAAGACTACCGTCAGGTATCGTTATTGGTTCGCCGCTTGCATTCTCAATAATATATGGCACTGTTTAATCCTCTTAGCTTAGTTGTACTCTAATAGTGTAAATTACTTCTATCTCTCTGTTTGAACTTTTTTGTACTGGATGAAAAAGTACATGGGTTAACATTGTGCTTGTGTTTATAATTTCTTCTGGGGTTGCTAATCCAGTATCAGTTGGGTAAGAAAATAAAGCAAGCTCATCGAAAATGTAATCTCCTTCATTTGTTGTACTACTATCAAACGTGTCTTGACCACTTGGTTCATTATATGCTAACGTACAGGTACATTTAATATCAGTGTAACTTTGTCCTGGGATTATCGATATATTATTATTAACTTGATCGCTGTTTTCGTCGCTGTCGCTAATAGCCTTCCAATATGTCCTACTGTATAAGTTTGCACCTGATTCATATCCTTCGGTGACCCTAGGGGTTTTATATGATACTTTTCCAGCTGTATCTACACTAGTTCCGCCATTTCCGAAAGCAAGATAATGAATATATGCTGTTTCATTATTACTTAATGCTTGAGCTACTATGTATGCCATATTACCGTAATGAATAGCATTTCTTTTGTTTACGATCTCCTGACCGGTTTGCTTGTCGCGGATTAAAATATGCCCGCTCACGTTCAATCCCATTTGGTCATCTGGTTTTGTAGATTGATTCATAACTTGTTTTTCCGAATTTGGTTTATTAACATCCATTGTTGTTATTTATCACTTTTAAAAAACACTAATTTACTTATGGGGTCGGATCTTCGCCGAAGTGCATAAATCGCATAATGCTGTTAAAAGAACTATAATCAGCATTTGCTCTATCTGCCAAACTTTGTGCTGTTTGACCAGCAAGTCTTGCACTATCCCACGCTACATCTGAATTGCCTGTTTCAATCACTTCAACTTCAACAGTAACAGCGTCGTTGAATAAAATTCTATTAAACGTTGACTGCCAACCTTCAGCTGCACTAGGAACAACATTAACTATTTGTCCCGGGCCTGCACCAAATGTTTCATTTACAATTGCAACATCTCTCCAATACAACTCAACAGTTTGTCCTGCTGTTGGTAAGAGACCAGATAATTGATTACTTAGTGTAATATTACCTGACCCATAATTCAAGTCTCCTATAAACCCTAAGGTATTAATACCCCGTTTAATTTCCATTCCTGGTACATATCTTGAGAACCACAATTGTGTAAGTTCATTAACTTTCTGATACACTGGAGTATACAACTGGTATTCATGTTTACCAGGCTCTGGTTCGCCTAAGTAGGACTGAATTTGTCCAATATATTCACCAGCTGTTCCACTAGCTGTCTGCACAATTAGTATATCATTAACATTATGTCCTGGACTACTTACTCTTATAGTACTATTACCTTGAGGAACATCTTCCATTACGACAGCCGTACTAGTGTACAATGGAGCTTGTAATTGTAAAATATTAGTATATTGTACTGCCGACTGCGCTAGTACAGCTGGTTGTGAGATAGTAGATTTTATCTTAATAGCTTTGTTAGTTATATCAAACATTCCTGTAGTCATTACTAAGTTACTTGTTTCTGCACCACTCTCTATTAATACTGCGGTATCGCTCTGTGTGCTTAATACATTGGCATTTTCGTCCCAGCTATTAATCTGTAACCAAAAGTTATCATCCTGATTACCAAGAGTAGCATCTCCTGCTTGATCCCACTTAGTTACGTCTTCGTAACGTGTTCCTATTTCAAGCCATACTGCGCTCTCTGGCATCAAGTCATTAAACAAATCTACATTGTAAGCAGAGTACACTGGAGTTCCTGCTGGGTGGTGTTGTATAGTGGTGCCTTTAGCACCCCTAGTTATAAAATCAACTTTATCGTCGATCTTCCTACCATATTGTATTAACTCATCACCTATCCACAAAGCCTGAGGCTGGTCTAAAGATGCTGGCTGTACCCACGAAACATTGTCAAGGAATAATTCGCTCCCCCATATTTCTAAGTCTTTTGATAGGGCAGATGTCTTTCTACTGCTTATTCTTAAATAATCTGTACCGCCAAATAAGTTCATATGCACTCTATGTGTAACTTCACGTGAGTTGGGTGCTACTTGCTCAACGATATTTTGTTGTATGGTTTCATCAAGCAAGTCCCAAGCTCCAATAGTACCATTTTCTATAGCAGTATCCCACCCAGAGACTGTATCGATGCCGTAGAAATTAGTATTGCTAGTAGGATCTACACCAGCCTGAATCACTGCGTTAACAAAATCAATATTTGTAAACTCTGCAAGTGTTGGAGAAATTATAGTGTATTCTGATGGATCATAATTTTCTTCTGCAAATTTCTTATCAATTAAAACACTTGCTTCAGTTGTTATTCCATAAAAACTTCTACCAGTAAAGTTACTTCCGCTAACTGACACTGTTGATCCGTTAAGCAGTGTATCTTCTAAGAAAGTGCTGATAGTTGCATTTGCACCATCTATTGACACAATTTCTCCATACAATATATTACCTGTAACACTGGTTACACTTTGTCCAACAATTAATTCTGCAGGATTACTTAATTTAAGTACGTTTGTTCTTTTGTTTGCTTGCGCTGTTAAAGTTTGAGTATAACTTTCAGAAACAACTATGTTAAGTTGACTTTGTAATCCGATAATTTGCGCGGCACCAAGGGTAATGTTTATAGCACTAATGGTCGAACCGTCGCCATCTGGTACTACTGTAGCAGTTGCTGACCACAGGGCAGGCTCACTGTTAGTAAAATCGTTATAGAAAGTAACTGTAGGATTAATCCAACCCCTTCCACCATCTAATACTGTAGTGCTTACTAAATTGTATACAGTATGTTGAAGATCAATGTTTGCAGGTAAAACATCATACTGTGCCACAACATCCGTGGTACCTCTAGCAAATTCTGAGGTTACAACTGTCATTACAACAGACTCTAACGGATCAAACAATGCTAACTCTTCTGGCATTTCTTCGCCGTAAAGCATTCTATGAAAAGTAATACTATCAAATCCTTCGTAAACTTCATCGTTACGTCTCAGCGTTACAGGGCCATCTATATCTTTATTAATTATGCCTTCATAGATTACATATTCTTTTACTTGGTCCCAAGGATGATCTCCAACTCCTATGCTTGTAACATTACCGTAATTGGCACTATTTCTGCTGTCCGTAACTGTTACGTTATCATAATCAGTGTTTTCGTCCCACGGGTCGCTGTCGAAACCAAACTGTGTAACTACGTCAGTTATGGAATCAAAATTATCAACATATTCTTTGAAGGTGTATGCATTTACAGTTTCCCCTTGGAAATCTCCGCCAGATTTTGTTTTTAGCAGCGATAGTGTAGTATCCATTTGATTGCTGCCAATCATGTTATTGAGTAACAAATAGTTCCCTACAATACTTATATTAGCAGACGCAGTAGGGTCATTAAAGAACGTGTTTACTTCAGTGTTGAATGCTGCCTGAACATCTGAATCATATTTAAATATTCTATCTATTGCTCTTATGTTACTGCTAGGATCAGCCATAACTGCTGCATTAGCTACTGATAAAAACGCAATATTTTTAGATATAGCTATACTTTCTGTATCAGTAGCCGGATCCCATCCAAACAATGTTGGTAACCAGTTTGTTCTGTCGAAAGTAAGATTGACTTTGCCTTTTCTTATAGGAGTAGTATTATCAGTTGTGATGGCTGTCCAATAGTCAACGTATCGAGCATTTGTTCCCATAAGTTCTAGGTCTGCTGGTATTGTTTCGTCCAACACTCTAATTTTGTTGGCTTCCGGATCAACAAAGGGAGGTTTATCATAATCGCTGATATTGTTTTGTCCTATGTAATCAAGTGGGGCTCGCTTACCATCTTTGTATTCACGAATCTTAGCATTGTATGGTTTAACTTCATTCATGTAGTCAAGTACTTTCTGGAAGTTGTCAGGCTTAAATCCAGTAAATTTAACTAAGTCTTCTTCTTCTTTTTTGACAAACAAATAAGAAGTTTTAAATGCCCAGCTCAACTGTCCTTGCTCAACATATGCATACTTTAACATTTCAAAGAACAACTCATTCCATTTGTTTGTGTTGAAGAATACTTTATCTTTTAGTGTAGTTAACAGTAAACGTATTTCGTTACTCATAATAGCATTAGTATCATCAGTGTACAACGCAGAGCTTAACTGAATTGTTTCGTCTTTGATATTAATCTGCTTGTATCTATTCTTGTTTCCTATGTAAATCCATAATTCAACACTAGTGTTTTGCTCGTTACTTACTTGTGCAATACTACCATCTGGAACATTTTGCAATCTGTATAATTCTGCTACACTGCTAACTTTGTAGACAGGCTTATAAGAATCATTAAATCTAATATTTTCGTTTGTTTCGTTATCAACTGTTCTAACAGCAAACCAATCAACAGTTTTAATATATGTTCTAACTGATGGTAAAGTTGAATCCCATTCAGGATACTCTGTTTCTAATCTCAAGTCACTAAGCAGTCTATTAATTACATTAACCATAACTCGTCTTGCTTCTTTGATGTTTTTAAACATTGTTTGACGAGGTCGGAAACCTATACCGTAACGTTCTACATCACTTAACAACGGTGACGGTACTACTTGGCCTATTGCGTTTTCTGCTGCTAAACTATCTATAAGCTTGTTTGATAAATCATTTGGGATAACGCTATCCTTGTCGCCTTCTCTTGCTAATTCCCATGCAGTGTGATCTATGCCGTCGGGATTAAGGTTTCTACTAAAATTAATTTGCAATCTATTTTCAAATTTATTTAAGCTAGGTCCTGTGTTACCTATTAACATTGACGAGGGACTTATATACGAAACAGTTTCAATACCATACTTGTAAGGATTAGCTATGTATCTTGCGATAGTGCGTGTATCAAGGGACCTGTTTAAATCTCTCTTGATTCTGTCATCTATTATTGATCTATTCTGCACCCAGTAATAGTAATACAATTTAAACTCGCCTGTTATAGGATCTTGATGTCTTTCTGTGATATATCTATCAAGGAATCGAGGAGTTCCATCGCCAGCCCAATTTTCTGGCAAAGCTTCGCTTTCTATCCATTCACATATTGTAATGCTGCTTCCAGGGAAGGCACTTCCCCAAGCGTTCCGGCGCTCAACTGCTGACCCTTGCTCATACCAAAAATAACGTATTGTACTGGTATCCCACCAAGTTTTGCCTATATTATTTCTACCAAACACACTTCTTGCACTGCTGTAACCTACAGGGTCTACTTCGCTAATATAGTAAACTTCGTCAGCAATAAATTTAGGTAACACCCCTTTAAACGGATCCCATTGGTATAAATCTAAGAATTTCTCGCCAGTAGTTCCATTGTACATTAATGTGCTACTGACATACCGAGAATCAACTAATGGCTCTTGCTGCCTGATTAACACACCATTCTCGAAATAAGCCCAACTGCCGTTATAATTGTCAATCCAACGCTTTTCGACAACTGGTAGGTTTGTAGAAGGGACATTTGTGTTAATAACTGGTTGACCAGGGTATAATACTGTATTAACCGCATTAGTGGCTGCATCGGTAGTCTCAAAGTTTACAGGTAGTGTATTAAAATTATTATATCTTCTGCTTTCAAAAACATTAACGCTAACGTCCTGTCTATTGCTAACCGTGTTTAAACTAATATCTTCGCCAAATATGTTGCTAACTGTATACTTAAATAATTCTCTTAAACGTATAATGTTGTTACCAGGAAATATACTGTTATTATCATTTAACAGATCCCCAGTGTTAACACCAGCTGGTACTTTAGGAGATATACGCTGAACACAAGCAAAACTTAATACATCAACGTTTTTAACATCTTCTCTTGAACGGCCAGTAATAGAACTTAGCTCGTCTGTACTGAGGTTACCATACGATCCTGATTGGTACAGTTCATTAATTACTTGCTGTGCTTCTTCGTCTGTTGTATTCGGATCTTGGAGTGTGCTTTCAATACACAACATGCCCAAATTATAATCACCTGTGGGTAATCCAAATTTCTCTAAGAAACCAGGTGTTGACGAATCTAATCTTATTCCAGGGAAACTGGTGCTTAAACCAAACTCCCCCAAATCACCGTTAGGAGTAACACTTGCATTTAGTGTATTTGGATTATATCCTGCAGCCGCAATAGCATCGTTGATATTTTTTGCTAAGGATAACGGAGCATTTACTTTCTCAACAATCTCTGGTAAACCTAATGCTTCTCTAGCAGTGCCTTTTTCGGAACAATCAGGTATTTCTTGCGCTGTTAAAAACACTCTAGCACCTGAGCCTCCTGCAAGCGTTCTAGGTGTAATATATTTTCCGTATGTGGTGCTCGCTACATTGTCGTCTATAAGATATGTTTTACGTAGTAACTGTCCAGTAACATAAAATCTCTCAATTTGTTCTGCTGTTAAATTTTCCCACGCATCATTAATACTAATGTCTTGGCTGGTAGAAGGATCTCTGGTATCAACAATTACCCATGTGCTAGGATCATACTCTCCTGGAGTTCCTTTATAAGGAACCCATTGCACACCATTAAAATAAAATTCAGGATATCTAAACCAGTCTGGATGGCGCTCATTTGAAGTATCGCCGTACGGATCAACCTTATATTCTGGATGATCTGGTCCGTATTGCACAGACCACAGTGGGTCGCTGACGCCTAATGTAGTGCCACGTTGGCTAGGAAGTACTGTTGCTACTCCGTTTAATAATTGTCCGCTACTTGTTCCTGGTATTTCGTAATCATACTCTAAAGGTAATCCACGGGTTAAATCACTTGGGAATATTTTGTATACTCCTCTGTCGATAATCCTTAAACTAGTAATAGCACCAAAACTATCTACACCAGTAACAATGAACTTAGCAATACGCTGTGGGCCTGCCATGCCTTGGTATCCAGCTTTCAGTGCATTATCATTGAAATTTAAGTTAGTGCCGTATGTATCACTGGTTCCCATTAATGCACTTAATTTTGCACTATTTCTAGGCACACTAGGATCAACAATATCTTGTAATACAGGAACGCCGCCTGGAGGATTAACCAGTGTTTCGGTCCACCATGCCTTCTTATAATAAACATAAACAGTGTCGGGCTGCATAATCCCTGTATAAACATCTGGTAAGAAACCGTTGCCAAACATGCCACTATTTTTAAATGATGGGAACGTTCTAAACATGTCACTTTCTATAACTACAGTAAGTGTGCTTAATCCACTATTATATGTAACAGTAGGATTGTTGTCAGTAGGCTGAGGAATAAAGAATTTAGATTCAATTGCTCTACCTATAAGTACTGGTCTGTCAGTTCCGCCTACAGTAGCGTCTGCGAAAGTATATCGTGCATCGACAGTGGTTGTAAATACGAGGTCAGTGCTGCCTCCGTTATCTGTTGCACTATCTATCTGTAACTGTATATATCTTGGATCTGGCAAACTAATCGAACCATCTTCTTTTTCTAACTGTTCATTTTGATCGAGGAATGTAATTACATCTCCTGGCTGTATAATTGACTGATAGTTTCCTGGTATGGTCATTGTGCTGCTTAACTTAGACAAGCTTCCAGCTGTAATTGTGGCTACGTTATCGAATGCAGTTCTCGGAAAATGAGCGATTTCTACAAAACTGTTTGGTCGGATACTTTCTAATATAGCTGAGCCTGAACTAACGCCAGTCAATGTAATTTGTGCTCTTCCAGTAAAACTATTATCCAGCGTTTGCGGATCGATCCATGCCACATTACTGTTTATATTTACTGGGGAAACTAACCCGTCAAAAAGTCGTTGTCCTATCGTAAACGGAGCGGTAGCTTTGAGATGACGCTTGTCTATATATAAATCTTTGCCGTCTATAGAACTACTATAATTATCTATTTCTAAAATATCTCCACCATTAACACTTAAACTGCCGCCGGCGGATGCGCCTGGCCATCTGCTGTCTATAGTTCTTGTTGCAGCACTAGGATTAGCTAAATCAATAATTTCTACAAGTGGTGGTCTATTTATGTCGTACCCAGTACCGCCGTTAACTATTTCTATTTCTGCTATACCGCCATTAATATCCAGTGCAGTAACTATTGCGGCTGCGCCTACTCCAGGCGTAGCGTTATTTGAATTAATTACTACTTGCAATTTAGTAACATCGGTATAACCTGATCCTGCACTGTCTATACAAATTTTAGTTAGAGGAGCTTTTGCAGAATTTATTGGGGTACCGCCAATTAATCTCAGTCTGTCACCTATTCTATATCCACTACCAGCTGTCTGATATTCACTAGTGGTGCTTGTACTGGGCATAGGGGCAATAGTGCCAGTGCTGTTGCCTTCAAATTCAACAAGGTTTATATCACCAGCAGCATCAACATAAGTTTGGTTTGTGGTGTATCCTGTTTCCCCAGTACCAGTATTTAAACCAAATCTAACATAGGTATTTGCTGGTATAATTTCGCCTGCAACACCTATAGTTTGTTCTGTAACATAAGTATATTTTGTATATACTGTGCTAGCGGCTGCCTGTCCTGTATCAACAACAGCATCAGTTAAGCTACTTACTGCTGTTCGAGATTGTTCAAAACCTCTGTTAATATGGAAGTCACCAACTTGCGAATATACTCCGCCACCGCAGCCATTTGCTACTCTCCATGCTTGTCCAGTACAACTTGATATAACTAGTGTAGGTTGTCCTGCCTGGTTTACAATACCAGCCTCTAATCCGAACACACCGCAGTTAATTTGATTTTTAAGATCCTCTAGTGTTCTAGCTCTAACAACAAGTCGCCTTCCATTTATGTAAAGTTCTTCTCCTTCTTTGGTGCCCAGCAAATCTTCTTGGGTAATACTTGCTGTAGGTGTAGGTCGAGAAATTTGTGCTTGCACAGTAGTACCTGCTGGCAAGTAGTTTCCGTTAGCATCAATATCTAGCGGTGTTATATCAATAACAGGCACTTTGGTAAATCTTATACCTGTGTTTACTTTAGAAAACTGTAACGGTTGTAAGCTCGTAGTTTGATTTGCTACAACTCTAGTTACATCGCTGCGATCTTCCTGCAAAACCGTGTCAGGGGTTGTGAATGCTGGACCATTATAATCTAAATCATTACTGTTAATGTTAGGTTTAACATTCGTTAAATTACTGTTGTTAACATTAATACTACTGCCAATTCTGCGAGGGTTATAGGTTAAAGAATTTACATTTGTTAAATTATCAGCCCATGGCTGATCTTGTACTTCGTATCTTTTTAACACTGTTGGGGTCTTTGGTACAGTTGTTGTAAGTGGTTTAGCTAAAGATATAATTGCACCACCTGATATACGTTGACTATTAGGACCAACTACTTGACCTTCTGGTATAGTATTTTGTGTGGTATAAGTATTTTGGCTTGGTTGCACTAACTTCACAGTGGTTTTCTTAAACACGCCAGGATAAAAATTGTATCCGGTCATCTGTGGCTTGCTGTATCCTACATAGTTACCCCAAACATAACCTCTGGTTTGCCCTTGCTCTGAGGTTGCAATACCACCAGTCCACCCTCTCTGCACATCTTGGCGATCATCTATTAATGGCTCGAAAACAATTTCTTGTGTTTGTTCAGCATTATCTGGATCGTTACCTTGGTCCGCAGGATATATAGGTGTTTCTGGTTCCTGTGTAACATTGCTACATGAATTTATAATTGCAAGTTTTTGTTGGTCGTTTAATGATTGTCCAGCATACTGTGATGTTAACTGATTGGTTATGCAAGCAGCTAAATCAGCTGTACAAAACGTTGCAATACTAGTAGTAATAGACGTAGGTATTGTTCCTGAAAAGTTAGGATCTGTATTAGTATAAAAATCTAAAGTGTTAACAGCACCATCGTTAATGTCAATATAACTATATACCCCTGATTCGCCTTCATATGATACATCAATTGCTAGTGTTGTAGAAGTTTGATAAAGGTTAAAATTTTGACCGATAGGTGTTCCAAAGCAATCATAAACTGGTGCAGGATTAGTCACTGGATCTATTGGTTGTGCAGGATCCTGCACTACTGGAGGTGCATTATCCTGAATATCAGCAGCGCAAGTTCTTCCTGAGAAGCCTAAACGTCCAGTAGTAAAATTAGTTGAACTAGGGAGCAAGTTTTCTGGTGCATCACTAAACGCATACTGCAAGTGCATCACTGCTTCTACTAGGTGGTTAGTAGCTAATGCTCTAGTAAAATAAAATGATCCTTCTTTTAAGAAAATCACTGTAGTTTGACCGGTCTGTGAATGAGTATGTGAACTAGCTGCATTGTCTCTGTGGTATGCTACACTATTAATATATTGCTCCTGAGTTTCGTCACCAGTTAATTGGTAGCCGTCATTTACAAAATATTCTTCTGCTACTGCTGTTTCATTCCCTGCAGAATCTATTTGAAGTTTAGCATCATCAACCCCGTATCTTTTCCATAAAATCCTGGAGTTTACATGTGTTAAACTGTTAGAAGGATCAGCTGCCGAACTTACCCAAATCCACGACCTAGATAGATTTTCGGTTTCATTGGTTATATTATCAAATTTATACCAGCCTGTTTTAGGTGCTCTAAAATAACCTTTAAGTTCTATAGTAGAACCACTATTCGTATTTCCTGCTTTAACAGGAGTATTAAACGCATTAACTATGTTTTCTGACACCAGCAAATTATTAGTTTTATCCACATGAGAAGTGAGGTTAACTACATCTGGGTTCGGAGTGTCGGCCCAGTTATCAATTGTGTCGTATGTAAAGCCAGTTCTAGTTCCTAGAGGTATTTGCAGTTCTAATGCTTTATAAGTATCTTTATTTGCATAAGGAGAATCGGCTGCTCCTGCTGTCCAATAAATATTATCCACTCTAGATCTAAAATCCACAAACGATGTTACTGAGCCTGATTCAGATATACTACTAAAAAAATCGTATAATATGGGATTGCCACTGGAATTTGCAAATATAGTACTAAACGTTCCATTTAGAGGAGTTACATTGTTGCTCCATGCTCTTACAGTTGCGCCAGCAGAATAGTTTCTGCTGTTTGTTAAAACGTCGTCCGTGCACTCACCAGTTATTGGAGCTACTTCTTCTGTAACTACAAGTTCTTTGAGGTAACTTAATACTAGTGTGAAGTCATCGGTGCTAGCGCGACTATCTGTTGCAACAAACACAGTCACATATGGTCCAGGTACACTACAAATTAATTGTTCTTCTCTGATAAACCCGATACCACTTACAGCCATTTCGTTATCTGGGAATAGCAAATTGAATGCTGACCCAGTTATGCTAGGGAATGTTACTTCGCTACCAGCAGCAGTGTAAGTTTGTATGCCAGGTAACGGTGCGTTTGTTATTAATCCTAATGCATTACTAACAATGTTAGTAACAGGTACGCCAGTATTAATGTCTCCATATGCGAACACTTGTCCTTGTAGACTTCCTGCTCTGCTAGTACCTGTATTATTTTTAATAAACGGCTGTTCTCCACCAAACTGTGCCTGAACAGTTGTTTCAGTTGGAGTGTATATATTTTTGGATTGTGTTAACCCTAGAGCAATTGAGCTACCTCCTGAGTTAAAAAATACTGTAAACGGCGAGCGGCTTCCTGCAATCTTAACTGTTTTATAGTATACATTATAATCACTGATGATTGTAGGATCTGATATCAGCTCCATATCGTCTTTAGTAAGTGTTAAAGCTTGTACTGATTCCTGAGGAACTTTATCGCAATCGCCGCCGATGCCTGACTCAGGATCCCCAGGTTGTTGCACAGTGTCACACGGACCAGTAAGTCCATCAAGCACACCGCCTGTAATAACTGGTCCTAAAGCTGTAGTAGGAACGAATATTGGCTGCGTTTCAGGAGCAGTGCTACTTTGAATTTGTTCGCCGGTAGGGGCATCAGCAGTGTTTTGTACAGTAGCTGTTGTTAATGCTTCTGTTGTTGTACCTGCTGATACGTCTGCTGGCTTAAATAAATCCCAAATTTGATTTTCATTGTCGTTGGTAAATTGCACACCTACATTGTCAACTATTCTATTTGACCAAGGTTTACCACCCCAACCTGTATCAGGGATTAATCTACGTGTTATAGCATTTGCTGGTAACTCTGTAATTCTAATATACTTAAACCTAACAACAGTGCCTTCATAATCGCTGTAAATTGGTGCCGGTTTGCCGGAACTGTCAATGTTATTGTTATTATATCCAACTAGTTGATTAGTATAAACGAAAGGTTCAGTCCAAAAACATGCTACATATATCTGATCTGGACGTAATCCAAGCTCACCTAAATCAGTATTTGTTAGAGGTATGTATTCTAATGTGTCATCTCTATTAGTTACAGGAGGACTTACTTTATAATTTTTAGAATATACAAATCTAGGAATTGGACGATCGTATTTTACTGTGTAACCAGGATAGTTACCTGCATCAGTGTGGCCATCGCCAGCACTGTAATAGCCCTTGCCGAAGCCTGCTGATACTGGAACGCCGTTGTATCCATTTAATGGGCCAGGGCCTTCTGGTGAAGGCTCCCACTTACCTGGTGTTAGTCCCGGCGTCCACAATAAGAAACTGTTATATCCGTTTGCGTTGTCATTTTCATTGCCTAGCGTAATTGTTGCTTTACCTAAACTACCATTTTGATCTGATGACGCTATTTCCAAGTATGGTAAGTTTCTAAAGTTTTCAATTGCATTAGTATTGTTGCCACCTGAAACAGCAAATGGTTCTGCGAGCAATTGCTTGCCTATAAAAGATGCAGGTTCTGCTGGTCCTATTTCTAACACATAACCAGTCTGTTTCATCTTTAACGGATCACGGTTGTAGGTTATTCTCTGATTAACATCCAGGTAATTGCTTAATGTAATATTATTAGTATAATAAAAGTCTACTGCTTCGTACCCACTAAAGTTACTGTATGCATTTATAGTCCTATAAAAATCATGTCGAGTTAATGGCGGGCTAACCTCATCTAGTTTTATGTAATATATGTCATTATTGTCGTTCCTTACAGCTTGATAAATTGCATATGATTTATACTGATTGGGCTGTAATCTGTATCTTGGTATGACTGTGCCGACCGGATCATTGTAGCTAGGTTGTACTAGCAGTCCGTTTAAATCAGTTTTTTCAAGCATGTTATAACTCTTACGTTTTACTCCTGGTATATTTGCTGTACTAGTCCCAGTGCCAGGCAAGGTAGTAAGAGTTAGCTGTTCATTTATTGCTGACTTAATAGCATCTGAATTGTTAATTGCTCGCCAAGTGTAAACAAATTTGCCATTAATATTAGTGCGTATTAGGTCTTGATCTGGAAATTCACGATCTTGATACGGATTACCGCCGTCAGAACCAAATGTAGTATTGTCTGACAACATTATATCTATTAGCGCAATCCAATATTGCGAATTGTAAATTACCACACTACCCTCAGGATATGCAATATCTCCATATACACCAGGTACTTCATATAATATTCCTTCCGAACTCCAACTTGATATTGCAGGTCCTTGAATTGTTGTTATATGTCCTTCTGGATCAGGGTATTCAACAGTATTAGTGATGCTTTGTTCTTCTAATTCCTGCTGAGCAGTATATTCTGCTCTGTAATCTTTTATACTTGGGCTCCAGTTATACTTGATTCCTGTTATAGCATCAGTGTAACTTAATCCTTGAGTAGGACCAGCTATCTTCGGCCCTTGGTTAAAGTTTTCATTGTATATCTGTTCTACAGTGTCAGCAATTTTTAATTCGCCAGTTGCTTGTGCATTTTGGTTTCCTAATCGATTAATCGTCTCTGCATCACGCACGTAAGGACCATAATTAGAAATAAATGCTGCTGGTAGCTTATTACCTGAGCTGGTTTGTGCAACAGGAGTGAAAGGATCTGTTAACATATTGAATGCTAATCGAAATCCTGCACTAGTAGGTTGTGTTAAGTCAGTGTATGCTCGGCGCAGAGCAATAGCTCTATTAATAGCTTCGTTCATACCAGACAAGTTATTATAGCTGTCAACAGTTATTTCACTACCGTTCATATTAATTCTATTATGATCAAGTGTTGTCACTACAGGGAATTTAGTTTCTCTTTTTACTGATCTAACTAATGTTATACCTGTGCTTACGCTGGTATTACTAGGTAGTGCACGTGGAGAAATAATAACAACATTTCCATAAAAATTAATCATACCGTCACTTAATATTGACGAATTACTGTCCCACGTTGCTTGATAATCACTGAGCAGAGGATTCTCTACTATCTCTATAATATTAGTAGCATTTTCATAATCAGGATTTTCTTTGTCAAACAGTGCAGAACTACTTAGTTGTGCAACTTTTTCCTCGTAGAATACATGAGTAGTGTCAGTTCTGGGCCACACATTGTTTATGATTAATGTTGTTGGTGTGACGCTATCTACATAGTACACCTTGTTATAGTACAGTGGCGACACAAAGTGTACTGCTATTCGTTTATCTGATTTAGCATACAACGAACTAATGCCATGTGGTGCAACTGTTTCTATCTTGATTCCTTTTTTAACAATATTGCCTGACTCACTAACATATCCTGGAAGCCATCGGGCACCTAAATCCATTGTGTTGGCGGTAACCGTGTCTATGCTAAAAGTGCCTGATACGTTTGGAGTGTTTATCCTAACAATATCTCCTGGAAATAGTTCGTGCGGTGCACTAGTTGTTATTCTAGATTTATTCAACAGTGCCCCGGTAACATTGGTACTAGGAGCAGTACCAGGACGTTCAATTTCAAAACTGTTGTAAGTTACATTAGCAGCTATAAAATAATTACCGCTAAGAGGCGTATATTGTTCGTAAACGGTAACAGTGTAACCTGAAGTCTCTAAATTAGCAGCTAGATTAGAAGTAAAAATATAATTATCTGCTAAATTACTATCCTTTCCTTTAGGGTCTGTTAATGTAACAGTGTTACTGCCCGTACTCACCGAGTCAACAGCAAACTTTTTGCCATTTATTGCTGTGATTAATTCAAAATTTAGCTTGTCTTCTAATGTTAATGTAGATGCGTTTGCTGTATACTCTCCATACAAATAGTCACTGACCTGGACATTAAGCGTAACATATAAATTTCCGGCACCTGCTGCTGTTACTAAAGGATCAAGTAAAAGTACATCTTCATTGTCAGCAGACAATGTTAACTTTCCGTCGGTTGAAGAGGTAGCGGCGCCTGCTGAAACATTACTGCTATAGTTAGTACCTAAATTATCAAGCAGAGTTATAGCATCACCTTCGTTAATTCTACCATTGAAGGAACCGGTAACAATTACTGTATCACTAACCAACTGTGGTATTAGTGTAAGGTTGTTTACATAACCGCCTACTATAGGATCAACACTAGTGATACTCAATAAGTCAGATGGTCCGATGCTCTTTATAAATGCTTCAACCATCCTAGGTGCTTGTACGTCTTCTACAGTGCTGCTTTCAGTTAATACTACTTCTTCATTACTCCACACCAAAACATTATCACTTACGTTTGCATTATCAAGTGTGATATAATAATCCATGAACTTGCCAGTGTTAGGCTGTCCTATCTGGTTAGTATCTATAAAGTTAAACAAACTTTTGTCAGTGTAAAGACTTACATTGCCTGATTGGTTTTTACTCAGGAAACTAACATCACTGCCTATGTTTAACAGTTTATATACATTCCAATCATTGTGATCGTCTTTTGCCATATGAATATGGCTACCGCTATATGGTTTAATTAATATATTATCGTCGTAAAGATCAGGCAAGCTAGCTATATCAAAACTTTGATATTCTACATTACCTGTTGCAACGTATCCTGCGTTAAGTACTGTAGGATATGCTTGGTCGGTAATACCGCTTGCATTTACTGCATTTGTAGTTGCCCACAAATTATTAGTCCTTACGCCTGTTGGTTTCTTTAGGAATCTTTCTGTATTGTCAATATCTACAAAAAGTATATTATCGTTTTTCTGATCTCGGGTTACTTCATATGTTCGTACTTGTCCAATTCTTGTAACAATTCCGTCTTGTGTTGTTACTTTAATTCTAATGTCTGATTCAGCAATATCGTCAGTAAATCCAGCATTAAATTGTATAGTGCTTGATTCTACAACTTTAATTGTGTTAGCTGAGGTAAGACTAAAATATGTTTCTCTTTGGTATCCGTTAGGTACAGGTTCACTTAACGGAGGATTAAACTGATATGTTAACAGTGCTATAGGTAGTCTACTAATATCAGGAAATTGTATTCTTCCTGTTCCACCAGCGCCGCCATTATCTATAACGTATAAAGTCCCTGCACCTGTTCCACCGTCTGCAAAATTTTCAATCTTCTGATCGTCTATGTATACTTCAATAAATTTATACTGTCCAGAATTATCAATCTGTAAATTCTCTGTAGCAAATGCAGGACCTAAGTCTAAACTAGCGTTATTATTAATTAAGGTATATTCTCTAAGATCGTATGCATTATTAATTGCATCTACTGTTACTACTTGGTGTTCTCGTAACGACAGTGAGCTTCTTAAAATAAATGTATCTCCTAGAACATAATCTTGTCCAGGGTTTTGTATCGTGATATCTATCTCTACTTGCCAGGTTTCTGATCCGTATGGTGCGCCGCCAATGTTAGTTCTACTAACAGTTATTATATTAAATATTACTCCGGTGCCAGATCCCTGTAGTGATAGTGGAAGTAGTTCAAACTGCCCGTTCTCAGTTGAACCGGGTTCGCCGTACATGTTGAAAATAGCAGTATACGTTACAGAGTCAACGTCTCCTTGCTGACGTTTTGTATTGCTAATTACTGGCGTACTACTACTTGGGTTAGTAGACACAATTTGTCCTAAATCAAAGTCCCAGTTTGAATCTGAAACAACAACATTAGCCACAGTCACAGTTATATCACTTGCAACTGTTACATTACTTCCTTGTTGTACAGTGCTGTCTAATCTGTATCGCTGAGTGTTTATATAAGTGCCGTTTGTAAGTAACAAATCATTTCCGTCATCAATTACTAATTCGTTTGTTGCTAGCAGTGTAAACAACCATTTTACGCTACCTGAAAGGTCATGTGTTTCTCTAGCAACAACAAACAGTTCCTCTGGAAATGCATCTTCTAATGCTGAAACTATGTCGGCAGGTAATACATCTACCACACCCGGATTTGCGCTAGGAATAGAAACAAGAGTTGACGAACTACCGTTAACACTTATAGTAATATCAATCTGGTTAACAGAAAGATTAACATAATTTGTGCTAGTAGTGCTTGCATAGTCAAAGTCGCTGTTTAAATCATATAGTGTTACATCAGAAGCAATAACATTAGACGTTACACCTTCTAGTGAGTAATTACTACCAGGCTCTGTAACCTCTATATGACTTAGCGTACCATCAGTGTTTAAAAAACTTTGCGCGGTTGCTTGTATGCCAGGAGATAAAGGTGCAGCTATTTCGATAGCTGGCGCTTCAGTGTATATATATCTTGCATCTACAACTTCAATACTTTCTACTACATTAGTAATATCTTCTGGAAAGCTTAGTGTAATTAACTGGGGATCTTGTTTTAAATCTGTTTTTTCCAGTCTCAACTCTACGTGCTGGTTGTTACTAGTGTCGCCAAACTCGCCAATCTTAAGCGCCCATTCGTCAAAAATAGTTATGTCGCCATCCAGTATACTGCTGCTCTTAGCAATTCGAGTTAAACTGGTTTGCGTACCTTTACTCTGTAACATACCTCTGTAAAAATCAAATTGTTGATCATCAAGTACATCCAATTCTGTTAAATATTCTCTTGGTACATATCCGTACAATGCTCTACTTGCATCATAGACATCTTTTTGTACAGGCACAAACCCTAGTTCATGATAGCGTCCAAGATTTTCTGCTAAGTTATCAGGATTAGGTATTAATTCGCCACCGTCAACAATGTATCCTGATGCGTTTAATCGGCCATCCCAATCTTTAGTACGTTTAGTTTTTAATTTTATTCTGCTTTGTCGTTGATTGAGCAAACTGCTGAATATAATATCATTAAATTGCGTTGTGTTATTGAAACTTATCACATGTTCTATTTCTTTTACATACAACATTACACCATATATTTGCTTTCCTGCAGGCGGTTTAATAGAGATCATTCTATCCGATCTAACAATTTCACATTCACTTGCATCAATAATACTACCATCTTCAGTTACAAGAGTAAATTGCTGCCTATCTGTACGATTTATTTTTGCAACAAAGCCTCTGTCAGGGGATTCAAACGTAATTTGTGTTGCTGCAGGACTAAGTTCTAATGTGTTTCCTACTTCCCAATTTCCTGTGGTCCAAAATAGGAATTGTTTTGCAGCATAATCCCAATTTCTAATATCGCTTATTGAGATGTCGTATTCTCCAAACTGAAAACCACTAAGTTCATTGAATCTTCCTAAACTGATTAAAAAGTCATATACATCATCAATATTAGTGTACTCTGTACCATAATATATTCTTCGAACTATTCCAGTAGTATTTTGATATCTAGTACCTCTAGCAGCATTCAATTGTGGTAAAGATGCAAGTGGTGCCCATAGATCTCTGTCGAAGGTTTCTCCGCCCGTTATTCTAACTCTTGCTTGAAAATATCTTCCTTGGTATTCTACAATAGCAGTTTTATTATAAGTGAGGTTAGGTTGCCACTGGCTGTATCCTGCTGGTGATCCGCCAACTTCAACTCTGTTACTTCTGCCTTGCCTGTCGCTTTCTAATATTTCAAAATATCCGCGGTTTTTATCAAAACCAGTAACAATATATCCTTCAGAACTTCGCTGAACAATAACTCCGCTGTAAAAGTTTCTTGATTTATAGTTACTACTGTGTAAGTCAACAGATAAATCATCTTTAGGAATTATTAAACTGCTAGCACTTCCTTGGATACTGTACTGATCCGTTCTTGCTGTTAGTGTGTCTTGGTCTATAAAACTGCTCATACGATGAGATAGTTTAACATTCAATGTTCTAATCTTTTCAGCAAAATCTATGTTGGTGTCTAATCTTTGAAAAGTTAGCCAACTGTTAATAAACTGAGTGTAGCCAATATTTGTTGTAAACACATTATCCACTATTTCGCCATGTATTTGGAACTCGCTTGGATTTGAAAAATGCCAAGATTTATTTGTGTCAATGTTAACCAAAATTCTTTTATTGACTGGAGTTCTAGCAATTTTAATAGGATTACTAAACACAGTAGCAAACTTACCTGGCTTGCTTAATAACAATGCTTCAGTTACTGCAAAAGGATAGCCAGATGAATATTTCCATGCTTGCTCAACAGGCGCACCGTCACCAAATTTCCAATTCTTGTCTAAATTACGATTAGAAGTAACTGTTAGATTTTCAACACTTACTAGGGCAGAAGTCGCTGACACATTTACTTCGCAATTGTTACTGTTATTATCTTCAGTGTCTATAATAATTTCAATTACAGCACGGACGCCATCACCTACTATTGCAGCAGTTGCAGTGTTATAATCTTTCCCTTTATTAGTAATCACAACGCTGGTAATTCCGCCGTCTGTAACAACAACATTAGCAGTTGCTCCCGAGCCGTCACCTTCTATGACTACTGATGTATTACCCTGGGTGTACAAACCCCCTGGATCTAATACGTTTATTCTAGCAATACCTCTGGTATTACTGGCTTGGAATCTAAAAGTGTTAGACCATGCATTAAAAAACAGGCCTTCAACTGTGCGAGTTTGCACACCGCCACCGACAGCATAAGGAAATGCTGGCTTTAAATTGTTATCTAATGTTGCAACATAGTGATAAAAGGGTTGCTCGCTATCAGGAGTAACACCAAACACTGCATTAAATTCATCGGCTGCGTGTGGTGTTTCAGAGAAGAAATCTTCGTCAAAGTAATAATCTTCTACAAATACCCCCGAAAATGCTCCGCCAACTGATCCAGGTCTAGTACCAAACGTAGGATTTTCTCTACGTAGTTTCCATGAACTTTCTACTCTCACGATAGCACTACTGCTGTCAAGAGGATCAGCATAACCATACGGACCATATATAGGCAAACCGTCAAATGCCCAGCCTACTATGGGTGAATGTTCTGTAGTACTCCATGAGCTCAATCCTGCTACTTCTGGAGTGATTTTATTATAGTGTAACAATCCTTCGCTGTCTATAGATTTGTCTTCACCTAAACGATTGTTATCATAATGCCAACTGCCTTGAGATTCCCAAGTAGTGTTTTCATCGTAAAAATTGTACAACGGTAAGCCGTTAACTAATACTGCTATAGCGTCATTGCTCATCTTACTGGCATTACCCAGTGCAGTGAGAGAAGTATCATTCCAGGTTGCAGAATCATCCCAATAATCGGCATCGTTCCATGTCTCAACATTAACACCTAGATCCGTGAGTGGTTTTCTTGGTACGCAATATGATATATCTTGGCTGAGTATGGGTATGTCACTAAGTGATTGTTCACCCGATACATTAATTGGTTGGTTTTCATCGCTGTAAACAGGAATACCTCTACCTTGTACATACACGTTGTCGTTGTCCCAACTAACATTAATGCCGTTTAAATTATAAAATTTGTTTGTTCTAAACGCAAAGTTTGCGTCATGATTACCAGTGTCAGTGTTTGTATATGAAATACTGCGAGTAACATTTTCAGTAGTCATAACTTGATCAGGCGATTTTAAATTACCATCGCTGCCTACTGGTAATACTGCATTTAATCCCATTCTTCTAAAACGATTGTTTTCTAAGTATAAATTGTTAGTTACGTTTTCACGTGGGCCTTGGCGTATAATACCTTCTTCAAGATCTTTCCACATCTTGGTATTAACTGAGCCGTAATTAACATATGGAATGTTTAACCCAAAATCGTCTTCTATGAACAGTGCATATTCTGTATCCCACCATGATGGCTTTTCTGTGAATCCTAACATTTCCCATGGACTAGTATGAGGATTTATAGTATCATAGTAATATTCGTATAAACCTTTCCAATGTCCGGGTAATTCTGTGTTATAGTTCCAGGTAAAACTGTTAATTTGATCATAAAACTCGTTAATGATATAATCTAGTTCATTTGCTCTGGACCATTCGATAAAATAATATCTTAATATATCGCTCCATTCTTTTACAGTATACCCTGTTTCTCTGAAAGCACCTGCTCGAACATCAGCATAATTATATTCAGGTAAACTGTTAGATTTCCTAAATTCTTTTTTTGCACTGTTATAAATTCTTTTTTCAAATTCTAACAGCAACGTGTCTCTGTCATCGTTGTTAACAGGAGTTCTACTACCGTCGTGTCCCACTAATACTGTGATAGGAGTTACAAAGCTGGTGTCTTGTTCGATTCTAGGAATAAACAACGGATATAAGCCCATTGTGCTAGGAGTTGGAGGACATTGAGCGCTATCTCTTAAAACATTATATATTTTCACAGTGATAGTATCGTTAATTACTAACTCTGTAGATATGTCAATTGTTACTGGAAACGTAAGACTACTAAACGTGTAATCAACATCTGCTGTCAATAACACACCGTTTCTATATACCATAACGGAGTTTTCTATTTTGTTTAAATCCAAGTCGGTTGTAAGTGTAAGTTGTGTTTGATCTAATGCAATTGAAAATTGTTGTACGTCGTAGATATCGCCAAATGGTACCACGTAAGTTCTGTTAAAAACATCCTGACTTACTTTATAAGAAATCACTCTCTTAATAATATTTTCTAGAGTTTCTTCTACTGACAAATCTTCATTAAACTCGTTACTGTAATACTTGTTAATTTCATTAATTAATCTGTTTTTATATTTGATATATTCATTAGCATTGAAACGTAGCGCATCAACTAAATTATGTGGTTGATCATCTAGTAAAAATGCACCTAATACTAAATCATCTTGACTTACTATTATATCGGTTGCATGCTTGATGTCTTTTTTAGTGTCGTTGAAATTATTGATGCCGTAGACTTCGCCAGTAAACCCTTGTTGCCTTTGCATGTAATTTGCAAAATGGCCTGCATAACTTGGCTGGCTGATTGTGTTTATGTCTTCATTAAAGATGTTACTGTACAATGCTAACGGAAGTTCATATTTACTAGTAGTGCGTTCGCTAATTAATCCCGTAGTGCAATTTGCTGTAATGTATATAAAATCAGATTCGATTAAATTGAACGTGTCAAATTTAATATACCCTGCTCTATTTAGATTGTAAGTCCAATCGGTTCGTTTTATTCCATTGACTGTGACTGTTATATCGTACCCATTGTTTAAATTTTGGTCTACATCTGGGACTCCGCCAATATACCATTCTTGTTGTACCCCATCAATATCAAACTTGTTTACCAGATAGCTGCTTACAATACTCTGCCGAGTTTTCACTGGCACAGTTCGCATGTAAGTTTCATATGATTCGACATCATCGCTAACCATTTTATAAAAATAGTAACCGTTAATCTCGCCTTGGTTGTCTGAATATCTTATTGTTTCTTGAAAATTATCAAATAATATTTCGCTACCGCTTTTAAAGTTTTCAAATATAAAATTAAAACCTAATTCAGTGTCTTCAACAACACTTCTGGAAATGTTTTGTGCGTTTGCTGGTACTTCGGTCGCATAACCAAATATTTTACTGCCTGCAAAATTATTGCCTGGGCGATCGCCTAAGTAAGTTCCTTGGGTGTCATAAAGTGTAAACAGTGGTGGTTGGTTTAAGTACAGTTTCTCCTGACACTGTAACCAGCCTGTAACATCCCATTTAAATTCTTTACCTGCATTAGAACCCAGAGAAACCTGTACAGGTTTATCAACATCTATTTTGTAAGGGACAAACGCTAAATTTTCTTCAGTGATACCGCTAGGATTTAATATAGGGTCGCCTACTTGCTGTACTTTAATTGAGCCTTCAGTATAATACCCAGCGCCTGGATTTAATACAAAACTGAGCGCTTCGTAAACAAGGCCGTTGAATGAACCGATTGCTACTATTGCATCTGATCCATATGGTGAAGTTATAGTAGCTATTATTGGAGTAAAGGCTATATAGGGTGTCTGGAGCGCTAGGTTACGATAAATGGTTATCGGTTCTACAGTAGTAATAATTCTATTTACAGTGTCAACAGTATCTACAATACCATAAGTGTATTCGCCATTAGTACCAACTGCCGGAATCCAAACAGCCATTCCTGGCAACACAGAAGTTACTGGAGCTACAATGTTTATAGTACTTGTAGTGACTACATCGCCTTCTTCTAAGAGGGCGTAGTCCAGATCAAGAAGTTGAAAGGAAGTGATTGACGAGCCTTGGTCAAGTACTGTTATAGACGATAATTCATACCCTAACTTATTTTTTGATCTAGTCCAGTTTAAATCAATGTTTGCGTTAAATGTGCCAGTAACGTCTGTTATATTTAATTGCGGTGCTGTGTTTGAATCTATTTCAATAGCCGTGTGCACAATATTTCCCACTTCTAGCTCAGACTGATTTAAAAATATAAATTCTTTGCCTATTACATTTTCATCTGTCAGCTGTGCGTCGGCAAGTGATCCATCTAATTGATTAAGGGGGGCGTTGGTTGCTAAATCTACAACGGTTGCAAACTCAGTTCCGTGATTAAATAGTTCTAATTCTTGTGCAAATTCTAGGATAGGTCTGTTTGCACGATTAACTCTAGGAGGCAAGTCTTGACCTGCGTCACGGAAATTATTTACATGATACCAGTAGTTAATTCTACTCCATAAATTTTGATTTTTTGCTCCCCTAGCTTGTAGGATATAATCTTTATCTTTAGTGTAAGAAGTAATATTGTTTAGATCTTTTTGTATTAATTGTATTGCAGTACCTACACCTTGCACAATGTATTCAACATTTACTCGGCTAGCAGGTACACAGTTATCACCTGAGAACTGAAGAATCATTCCGTTACGCAGGTTAACTGATCCGTAAGTGAATTCCTTTTTGCCTATCACTTCATTGTCTATGTCTAGTACTACATCTGCTGTAGGAGTTATAGTAATTGTGTTAGGTCCGTTTTCTATCCAGTAGTATTCTTGATAGTTTAAAAATTTATCGATGTCTATCGGCGGCAAGTATGTTAAAAATTCTGAACTGAATATTTTATTATGATTATGAGTATCCACTCCGTAAGTATGAAGTGTATCTATTATTTCGTCGTAAAAATAAAAGTTCTCACTCTTAGCTGTTACACTATTAATAGTATTAACTGTTGGAGTTAAGGCGTAAAAACGTTTTGTAGCAGTTGGTTCAGTTAAAAACTGTCCTCTGGCGTTAACATCTTCGTTACTAGGTGATCCTATAAAGCCTTGAACTATTTCTGCGTCTTGCTTGCTAAACAGTTGTTCTACAGTATTCTCAAAAAAGTTTTTGATCGTTGTCGTTTGTAGAACTGCCGGTAACTTTTTATAAATTTTATCAGCCATACGTTAAATATCCGCTCTTAGTGTTTGGTTATCAATTCTGCTAATAATTTCTATATCATTAACAGAAGCAGTACTAATGAATAATTCATTTGACTCTGCTTTAACTTGGAATAACTCTCCAAATTTACCTGAAATATTCTTGGGCAATATAACAATACTGCCTATGTTACTACCTAATTTCTGATGAATGTATGTGCTCAATTCTGTAAAATAAAATGTTTCACCAAACTCCCAATTATTAACGTCAAAATATTCGTTAATTGTCGATATAATGCCACTTTTCAACTCATTATCACTTATCTGGTCGCTGAGTTTAACAACACGAAATTTAGCTTTAAACTCTTCATCTGCTTGATTCCCAAACAACAATTTAAACTTTGAGCTGCGGAACACTAATGTATCGCTAGCAGTCTTGTATGTATTTAGTCCTGAAAATTCCAGGCTTAGTTGATCGGTGGTTGGCTCTATGGGAAACTCTCCTGATTGATTGGATTTCCATCTGTTAACCAAATCGTTATAGCTTTGCGTTAATAAAATCATTTCCACTATGTTACTAATGCTAGGATCAACACGTACACTGCTGCTAGCATTGTGCTGCCATCTAATAATTCCGTTTGTCGTGCTGTCTGATGCAGTGTTTTGATTTTTACCTCTGCCGATACGCACAAAGTAGTCTGAGGTTTCTAGCACTAAGAGTTCAGTGTCGCTTGTACTAACTCGTGTTACTTGAAAAACTTTTCCCGAACCTACGCTAAAAATAACTAAGCCTGCTGCTGAACTAATGTTAATAAACAGATTCGCTACAGCATCATTCTTGACAATGATCCATTTTAGGTCACTAAAACTATATATGTCTGTATAACGCAAAGGCGTAACAGTGCCTGCAGTATTATTAATTAATAAATTATCCTCACGTCTAAAATCAGCAATAACACCGCTCACTGGAATATCATAACTAGTGCCGTCAAAATCTTTGTAGTATTCAAACAGCACGTAGTCTTCTGGATTAACATACTCTGAGAATTGTAAGGGACGATCAGGCACCAAATCTCTATCGGTATCAATAGGTGCTACTTTAACTTTTCTAGGATCAACATACCCATCAGATTCTTTAAAAGTGTCTATTAGTTCCCAATCAATTGGAACTGACAGTTTTTCTTTATTGGTAATGTATCTTAAAACTAACTTGTCTCTGCTTACTGCGCCAGTGATATCTGAACTGGAATGTAGATCATGATTTTGAATATTTCTGTATTCAATGTTTCCTGTTTCAGTTACTGGATTATAATCTAACAAATATAATCGACCGACTGTGCTAGAGTCTAAACTGTTACCACCCTCGCCATAGCTATATGGTACACCGCCTTCTTCTGCTTTAAATATTACTTCGTCTGTGCCAGGGACGCCATTATTAGGTAATTGCCTGTATGCAATAAATGGCGTGCCGGTGCTTTCTACTACATTAACACCAAATGTGGTATTATTAAAAGGAACTGTGATTTTACTAGGCAACACACTTATAAGTCCAGTATTAGCTGCGATAACCAAGTTACTTTCACTTGCAAGGGCGCCAGTTTTAAAATACACATTCAATCCGGTAGACGCTTCGCTTACATATTGATTATTGTTTGTAATACTAACCAAGCTGCTGTTTATTGGTTTCAACAAACCAAAATTACTCACCCATTGAGCTTCTAAATCTTTCCAAGTAGTGGCTCTGGTTTTAAGCGGAAGGTTAGCACTAATTCCAATAGGCTCAAATGTGGTTCCAGTAAAACTGTTTAAAAATGTAGTGCCTTGCCAACTGAATGTTTCGGTATCACCGCTTCGTGTATTAACTGTGGTAAAAGTAATTTTGTCTTTTATTGTGCCTGAATTTTTCACATTATAAAAACGGATATCGTCCCTGCTTTGAACTACATAATCATTTCCTCTTAGGGTAACATCATATCTATAACTGAATTGATCCACAGGAGAGTAATTTAATAATACTAACCAACTGTATGCGCCAGCTTGGCCATTATCTAATGCAAACTTTCCTGCCTTGCTATCTGCTGTCAGTAAACTGTCTGGAATAATGTAAAAAGTGTCTGTTTGTAAATTATAGCCTAGGCCAAAACTTCTTTTGTTACGTATTTCAGTTTGTATTAACTCTGCTTCAGCAACAGTAAAAAGTTTTCTCAAACTAACAATTACTTCACAAGCCTGCCAAGTTGCCTCTATTTCTTCACTAAGTGTCCAAGGACCAACTGATGTGTTTACACCTGCGCTAAGTGCTCCGCTATTTTCCACATTAATAATCCTACACCACTTGTATTCTGAGCTATCTATAGGATTAACAAACTTAATAAAGTTGTTTTGTTTTAGAATTTCTGTTTTGCCTGCAACATTGTTAACTAATATGTTCCTTGTGCCTGTGGTAAAAGTTTCAGTTAAATAGCCGGTCTTGCTGCGTTCTGCACTTGGTAATGGATTCCATAACACATTGTCTGCTTCGCTAAATTCGAACACATCTACAATACCGTTCTTAGCAGGATCAATCCAAATGTTTCTCAGTGTGTAATAAACAAAATTATTTACAGGTTGTCCTTTTAATCTGTTAGGGATAATACTAGTTGCTAGTTCTAGAGGAGTTACATTGCTGTTAACAATAATAGTCTCTGTAGGATTCCTATCGTCAATGTATAGATATGCATCGTCAGCAAAACTGTCTATGTTTTGAAATGTACCTGTAGGATCGTTAATGTCAATATAACGACTGTGTCCAGCATGAGTTCTGTTAGTTGCTTTTAGTTTTAATATATTATTACTTTGACTCAGCGGGAAAACATTATAATCCTGTGCATTGACCATTCTGTTTTGCGTATAAAATGTTTGCGGTGCACGTTCTTTGATTGCCGCAATGCTTTCTGCTGGTAAACTGTTATTAACAGTATATTGCAAGCTACAGGTGAGGCTGAGCGTGTGCTTTTCGCCAATATTGTTTGTATACGGCACACTCAATACTATGTTACGTGCATTTTGTGGTTGTATGCTATAACGCTCTGGGTCACTAGTTCTGTGCCATAATCTATATACACCTTGAGGGACATTAGCAAAGTTACCATCTGAATATCTAACACGTATTCCGCTAGTACCTAAATTTTCCACGCTGTACAAGTTTCTGCTGTTTAATGCTAATGTGTTATATGTTAAAGTTTGACCGACAGTGTTAGGAACTTTTGTCCATTTGTTAACTACAGCACCAATAGTATCTATTTCTTGCAGGTAAACATCGCTTTCGTTAATGTTTGCTACTGCAAGATCTTGTGTACGATTTTCCACTGGAGTAGTGTAATTAAAATCTAAAAAGTTCAATATACCTTGTCGGAAAAACAAAAAGAATCCAGTGTCTGCACTGCTAGACCCTTTGCTATCATTTCGATATATTAAATTAAATAAATTAGTTGGATCAGGATGTCTTTCATAAAAGTATCCTTCGTCCTCAAAATCTGGATTACACACATTAAAGTTTCTTTCTGTTCCGTTTATTCTAAGTGTAAAATTATACGCAATAGGGGAACCTGCAGGAGTGTTTAACTGATATAGTTCAGTTTTAACATTTCCAACTTCACCACTTTTAATTGGTGAAGTGAAACGATTAGTCTTACTCATTGCACTGTTTAAAATAGTAATAAACTGTTCGTAGCTTTGTGTATTGTTTTCATCGTCCCAATATATATTTCTATTATTCAGTGTAGTACCTAAACTATCTGTGATGTTTTCGGTTGTTTTAATGTTAACTATTTTTAACAATCCGCTCGCTGGCACATTTCTTTTAGGATTATATCCTAACATACGTGCTAGTTTGAACACTGAATCTCTGCGTTCTGCAGTTTCTAAAAAGTTTTCTCTGGAATTTAAATCCATCCTAAACGCTAAACTCTGCGCTAAGTATGCTAATAATTCAATGATACTAATGAATTCACTACTTTCGATGTAGTCATTAAAGTTTTCTGGAAAATTTGTTTTAATATAGTCTACCATTGCAAGACGCATGGTATCAAAGTCATACGCCTGAAAATTAACATTGTTAAAAACTTTATATGCTATTTTCCAATCTTCAGCAGCAAACAAGTTTTGTTGTCTAGATACGGTCATTTATAATTCCTTTAGCTGAGTCTTTCTTCTGCACTTCGTGTATAACTGAGATAAAGAGTATCGCTGTTTCCTGAAAAAACATACTCTAATTGGACTTCGCTTCTCAGTGTGTGTTCTGCTACCACTGTGTTAATTCTAAGCAGTTTCACTCGAGGATCTCTAGCAATAATCCTTTTTATATCCTCATCTACAGCACTTTCCAGTTCTACAGTGTCAGGATCCATTAACACTTCCCAAATAATACATCCGTAATTTGGTCTCATTACTCGTTCACCGCGCTTAGTATAAAACTCGTTTAGCAGATCACGTTTTACTAGAACATCGTCGATCACGGTGTAAGGTGCTCGAATTGTATCTACGGTGCTCATTCCAATAAAATTTGCCATACTGTTATTTATCGGTTAAATTAACTAGTACTTTAATACTTGACTTTGATTAGAAGTGCATGTATAATGGTTACTAAGCGTAAGAGATTTTACGTGAGGCGGTACTTAGCGGTGCCATTTAATTAAGATAATCTGGTAATAGTTATGCGAAAAATTAAGCTATCCAAACAGTTCGATGATATTTGGGCGTTGGCTAAAAAGCGTAATGAAGAACAGGGTGCTGTTTATGGATTTGAAGTAGATAAATCTCCTCGATTTCATAAAATCTTTACCAATTCAATATCTAAAGACAACAATAATAGATTTGTTGTAATGGGTATCTACGATAGCGTAAAGAAAAAATACTCTTTGTTCGACACTATAAACTTGAGTGGTAACTATCGTTACAACAAAAACCAGGAACCAAAAGAGTTCCGGGATATGATCAAGTTGATTAACGGCTAAATCTAATATTTGCCATATTAAATAGTCGTACCTCTAGGGGGCAGTTACTGCCCCCTTATTTTAATGTTTTTATATGGTTAGGATAAGTATATATGACACAATTAGAATTGGAGATCCCCGTAGTGGCTAATCACGAAAAGTCAGAATTAGAAATGTACAGACGAAAAGTTGTGAGCATGAGCAATGAAATTGACCTGCTTAGATCTCAAATTGCCGAAGAAACAAAACAAAAATACGCTGCCTATATAAAGATTGCTGAACTTACTAGTAATAAGATTATTGATGGCCAGACCAAGGTTCTGCCGTAGGCATAGTTGATACTATAGTATCTATTTGATTTTGTGTTCCTGTTCTTTCCCCATTAGTAGGAGCTGCTGCCGCCTGTCCTGACAAAGCATTAGTTCTAACAAACTCAGGTGGTTCTAACGCAGCATCTAAAAAGCTCTGTACTGTTATAACAGGCGCCCTAGGAGTACTAGCAGCTCCGTTTGCTATTGAAGTTCCTTGTGAGCCAATTTGGGGTCCTGAAGAACTGTTTAAATTCACTGTGGAACCTGTAACAAATGTGCTGCCGCCGCCATATAAACTAGCTATGCTTCCAGCGCTAATTAAACCCATGCCGCCTGCTCCAACAACAAAATCGCCTTGTGTTGATACTGTAAATGCAGAGCTAACACTTTTGGTTGCTAGTCCGCTAATCAGTTGTATCTCTCCTATAGCAGCCGTTACTTTGGCATTCAGACTAGCAGCCACATTAAAATCTGCTTTTGCTTCTATAGAAACTTGACCTCCAGTTCCTGAAGCAGGGGTATATTCTCCAGCATCTCCAGTATAGTTTTCTGTTCCTGTGTTATCCCCTGCTGCTTTAATGTTTACGTTTTGTCCTGCTTCAATATTAACATTTTGATCTGCACGTATATTAAAATCACCTTTTGCTCGCATGTTAATGTCAGTATCTGAATAGACATTAACATCACCATCTGCACCAAGCTCTACCCATGCTGTTCCTCGCTTGTTTATGACATAGGTTATACCTGTAGTGTCGTCCATAAGTATTTGGGCGCCGCCAGCTGTTCTCAATCGAATCAAGCGGCTTTCTATACTATCATCCATTACAAACTGATGGCCACCTAATCTATCACGATTGTTATCTGGATCAACTGGTCCAGGAGTTAGTATGCCAAACACTTCTGATGGAGACTCTCTCCTTGCGCCTGATGTGCCGGCGCCGCGTACAGGATCGTTAATTAACCCTTGTTTAACAATACCTTCTGCTAAATCAACTGCTACTGCTCTTATAGCATCGTTATGTGTTGCTCGTTCGTCATATTTGTTTTTCTCTGCAACTGGCATTGCAAGTCCAGGATCACTAAAATTTTTTCCTGCTGGCATACCAGGCACCATATGCTGTCGTTTATCTGAATATATACAACTAATCACATAAGGATACTTTGTGTTATTATCTGCAAATGCAACTAAAAGCAAATTACCGATATCAGGCGGGACCATCCACATACCATATGATTTTTGAGTGGTGGTGTAGCCTTCTATTGGCTTGTCACTAGTATTATCCACATTGGTTGTGCCTGCAAACGGCGAGGTCCAAAAACAATCAAATTGCTGACTGGTAAATTCTACATCCTTACCAATACTAGGTATCTCAACTTTTATCATGCCACTTCGACCTAGATCTTTTGTGCTAATAACTTCCGCAAGATAGATTCCGAACAACGGATTGTTACTCATTGTTTGTCTAAATGCAGAGTTTTTTCTGCTTTGTTTGTTAGTATCCATTTTAGCCATCAGTTTCGGTCTCTTCTGCTATAATTTCTGTTGCAGGCTCGTCTAGCCCGTGCAGTCTTATTGCTTTTGTTGTTACAGAAAATTGTCCTCCTGAAAACTTGTTAATGCAAGATTGGAATTTATACACTCCGCTAAAAGTTCTACTTGTTCCGTCGAATTTCCAATATCCTGTATTGTTGTCTTCGTCTCGCCAGTCAGGATCAGCTTTTTGTGGGCTTGCTATTCTCAGAAAAAATAAACTGTCATCTCTTTTAAAATTTGCTTTGGCTTCTGTGGGCTTGCTAAGATCTTGGCTAGCTAGAAACCAAGGGTCACCACGTAATTCTAAATCTATTTCAAGTAAAAAGTTTACACTATTTTGCTGCTCAGTGATAAAGCCAAACAATTTATTTCGTGTACTTCCGATCTGGGTTGTTCCTGCTTCGGCTACACTTTTAACATCTTTGCTGGCATCAGCTTTATTTGGTAGCGGTGGTATACTGCCTCCGGGTATATACCCTAGTTCTGCTAGAGTGCTAGCATCTACTGCACTATCGCTGGCAGCAGGAACAAAGTCTGTGCTGTACACATATCCGCTTGGTTCAGGAGTGTATGTTCCGCTTCCAGGACCAGCGCTTGCAACTTCAGGTGGTTCTGTGTTAAGTGTAGGTGAATTAATCGACAATCCCCCAAATAAATTTCTTTGTTCTTGATTTACCTGCTCTACTAATTCATTTAGTCCTGTTCGATCAGCCATTCTAGTCAATATTTCGCTATCAGTTAGACCTAACACACTACCTAACTGATTTGCCACACTGCCCAATATATCTTCACTGCCTGACTGTAAACTAGTTACGGCATCTACAAAATCACCGAACACGTTTTTATCAGCTTTTTCTTTTGCTTTTCCTAACATACTGTCTAGTCTACCAGCAAAGCTAGTATCTTCACCTGCTGGTGTAGAATCACTTAACTTATTTTGGCTTGTCTGGCTAACTTCTCCAATTGCACCATACTTTGGCGGTAGCATTGATCCAGTACCATTATTATATTTTATATCTAGATTTAATATCTGATCGTTTACGCCTGTAAAAAAGTAACCATATGCTTTTAATAAGCTACCGCTCTCTTTATACTGTTTTACCCTTTCTTTTAAATCTGATAATTCTGGATTTAATTCTTGTATATCCACTGCTACATTTGGATTTGCTGTTTTAAACAGCAGAGGCACAAATGTGTATTTGCGAGCGTAATCATTTCTACTAGGATCAAATTCCAAACGTTCTACTCGGGTATCTATTTTAAACCAGCTAATAAATGCTTGGTCTTTTTTTACAGGACTATCAGGGTCGTCTATATTTTCCTTCCTAGAACACTTTGTATAAAACTCTGGACACATGCTTAACAGTATATACATATACTCTGCTATACTTGTTCCTTCTTTTATGCTTAGATTGTCGCCGTCAAATTGTATTTCTGGAGCAGTACCACTATCAATAGGGTCAGCATCTAATGCTGCTTGTTGCTCTAGTTTTGTTCTTATATCCCATGTCTCGTTCATTATACGATTTACTGATTCAGCTTGCCCTTTGTCTTTGCTGGTTATCAAAGAATCATCTGAAATGATGCTTAAACTGGTTCCCACAGATCCGTTTGAACTTGCACCAATTAACTCTGATAAATCAATTTCTATTTTGTCTGAAACTTCGTATGAAGTTGTATTTTCGTGCCACTCTTTTAAGGCTGTGACAAACGATTCTACGTGTTCAGTTATAGTTGCTCCAGTAGACGTAATAGTTTGAGGTGTTCGATAAACAGTGTCTTTGTAAGCAACAGTGTCGGTAATTATTGCCTGCATATCATAAACACTGCCACTTGCATCTAAACTTAAACTAAATTCAGTGAGATCAATTTTGTAAACTATTGGTCCCAGTATTACTTGGGGTACTCCGCCTTCTTCGTTGTCATCAAAGTCTGTAGTATATCCTTGGAAGCGAATTTCGAGAAACATAGTTGTACTAGCAGAATTATCGTATCCTAGATATGCTTTTGCATATTGTATCTCGTCTAAAAAAGTAGCAGCACCAGGTTGTATAATGGTAAATCTGCATTTTAATTCAGTGCCCAAACTGGAATCTACCAGAGCATCTATTTCTAAATCGTCAATCTGTGTACCAGTAACTCCTGTTTGTGCTAATATAACAATGCCACTAGGTGGAGCAACCAGCGGACCAGAAGGGTTTGCCTCAAACTCAGGCTTAACCATTGTTAATCGTAAATTGTACGACGGGTTATCATAGAAATCTAGTATGTTCCCAAATACTTTGCCCACATAAGGGTCGTCAATTACTGGAACAGCATATTCTGGCATAATTTACCCACCAATTAGTTTTTGTACTGATTCTACTGCCGGTAAAATAATTTCTGTGCCTGCTTTAAAATCTCGTATAGGATCCTGTATAATATCTGGGTTTCGTAACGCAAAAACCCACCACACACTAGACTTTCCGTAAATTGAATGTGCGAGTAAATCAGGACGTTCATCATACCCGTGCCCTATTATATATACTTCATCTTTAATGGATTTTTGTAATGCTGGTAAGTTGTTTACACCTAAAAAGATATCGTTAATCTTTTCTGCATTGTACATAAAACTGTCTTTACTATAATTATAGTTCATTAAATAAATCCATCTTTGTAAAGTGCACCGTTTGCAACAGCTTGAAGGTCAAACTTTCTGCGTAGTTTTGTAGGTGTAAATGTGGGACTCAGTGTGACTAATATGTTTGCCATTGTAGGCACATAAGTCACAGTGTCTTGAACTGTTACAGGCACATAGTCTACATTGTTGTCTAGTTGAAATTGATAGTTGGTTACTACTACTGGAACTTTATTAAAGCCGTGATCGCCCAAGTATTCAAAAACCATAACAGGAGGGGGTGTGCCATATCTGCCGTTTGCAACTGCACTATCGCCATAAAACCCTTTAGTAGCAATACGTAAAAAAGTTAATACTGCTAACATGTATCTAGCTTCATATTGATCATTAGCAGTGAAGTCAGCAGTAACAGGAATTTCAGGTGCCCTACTGTGAAAGTAAGTATTAATAGGGTAATTCATTCCCTGCATGTATTTTTGATCGTAATCGGCAGTACCGTTGAGAAAAATACTGGGGGTATGTTGCCATACCATACCGCCGCTTTCTTGTATAGGACGCATTAGGTAATCAGTAAATCCGTTACCACCTTCTCCGTTTTCAATACTAGCAGCATAAAATGTTTCTTCCCCACCTTTTTTTGGACGTAGTCTTGCTCTCCAATCATATGCATTTTCTAGTGCAGTACTGGATGCTACTTGCTCATCAGTTGGAAATGGATTAGCAATAGTTCCTTGTGCTTCAGCAATACTCTTAATGATTTTTTCACTAATTACCGCACCATAACTGTTATCACTATAGTTAGGAATACCACCACCAAATCCAGGCAATGCAGTATTTAACAGGTTGCCAGCAGCATTTCGCAAGATAGGATTATTAATACTACGTATTGCGTCTCCAGCCTTATTGCTAAGAACGCTGCCTAGACTGTTTTTACTCTTATCAAAAAAATTGTCGAAAGACATCTGCTCCCCTCTAAAGTATAAATGTATTTATCTGAATTATTAAACATAGTTTTAATATAAATAATCCGTTGTTTTGCTTGACTTTTATAGAAAATGTAGTAAAATTATGTATTAAGGAGTATGTTATATGACCCAGGATAAACCTAAAAAAATAAATTATTTAAACAACAAAGATATTTTAAAAGAAATACACAAAAGCAAACTCACATACTGTTATTCAGAAGATACAGAAAAATTTAATAACTACGATGTGATTGTGGACTCTGCTGAAGATATTTTTAGCAATATTCAGACTGCAAAAAATAATAAAGCAGCAAAGATGCAATCTGAAAGTTATGCTAGTGCTATGTTGACATATGATTCAACTAATTATAGAAATAAACCTAAACAAAAGGATTTTTTAGTTGATCCTAATAGTTTAGATACGTATGAATTAGTGTTTCGAGTAATGACATTTGACCATATACCAGAAGAGTTAGATAGAAAAAAGACACATAAAACAATTTCTGACTCAAAAGCAAAAATACATTTCCCACCATTTAAACATTTCGTTATTACAGATCTAGAAAATAAAAAAATTCGTGAAGTTGTTCGTAGTCACTGGCAGGGAAGTTTGAGTAACGGCAAGTTCTCAATTGATCACGGCAGGATTACGAATAAGTTAGGCACAATGTTTTTAAAACTTGTTGAAAGGTATAGTCATCGTGCAAACTGGCGAGGGTATACGTATGTAGACGAAATGCGTGGACAAGCACTTGTACAATTAAGTTATATGGGTTTACAGTTTAATGAAGCAAAATCTGATAATCCGTTTGCGTATTACACGGCTGCGGTTAATAATAGTTTTACTCGAGTACTTAATTTAGAAAAAAGAAGTCAAAATATAAAAGACGACATATTAATTGAACAAGGGCATTTGCCTAGTTATAGCAGACAACTTAAACACGAAGAAGAGGTTAGGAACGTGCGTAAAGAAGCAGCAGATATCGAGGGAAATAATGAACCAGCTGTTTAAGACGGCAGCATGCTTTACTGACATACACTATGGATTAAAGCAAAATAGTCGCCTGCACTTGGACGATTGTCACAGGTTTATGGACTGGTTTATCGCTGAAGCCAAAGCTAGAAATGCAGAGACCTGTATATTCTTAGGCGATTGGAGTCATCACAGAGCCAGTGTTAATGTAGCAACTATGAACGCTAGTATCAAAGACCTAAAACGTCTTAACGACAACTTTGAGAAAGTATACTTCATCACTGGCAACCACGACTTGTACTATCGTGATAAGCGAGAGCTTAACAGTGTGGAGTACATCAGAGACCTATCAAACTTTGTAATGGTTGACGAATGGTTTGTTCAGGACGATGTTGCTATTATTCCCTGGATGGTGGGAGAAGAATGGCGTAAACTGGAAAAGATCAAAGCCAAATATTTGTTTGGTCATTTAGAACTCCCTCACTTCAGAATGAATGCTCACGTAGAAATGCCTGACCATGGCGGTGTTAATTCAACACACCTCAGTGGTCCTGACTATGTGTTTAGTGGACACTTTCACAAACGTCAGTACAAGGGCAACATACACTACATTGGCAATGCTTTCCCTCATAACTATGCTGATGTCAGCGACAATGATAGAGGAGCAATGTTCCTAACTTGGGGGGATGAACCTCAATATGTAAACTGGCCAGACTGCCCTAAGTATAAAGTGTTAAGTCTCAGTGAGTTACTGGACAATCATCAGAACTTACTTGACAAATACACCCATGCTCGTGTAAAATTAAACATAAGCATATCTTACGAGGAGGCAAACTTTATAAAAGAAAAGTTCGCTGAACAGTATAATGTGCGTGAACTACAATTGATTCAGGTCAAAGAAGAGCAAGAAGAATTTCAGGGCGGTGAGATAGAGTTTGAAAGTGTTGATGCTATTGTGGTAAGTCAGCTAGATACTATCGAAAGCGACACTGTAAACAAAAACAGGTTAATTGACATTTACAACGGACTAACTGTATAAATGCTAAAAATTAAAAATATTAGCGCCAAGAACTTTATGAGTATTGGTGCACAAACCCAGGCGGTTAATTTTGATAACGGTCAACTCACATTAGTTATCGGACATAACGAGGACTTGGGTGGTGACGGCAGTCGTAACGGTACTGGCAAAACCACTATTGTGAATGCTCTCAGTTATGCACTGTACGGTGAGGCTCTCACTAACATCAAGCGTGATAACTTAATCAATAAAACAAATGGTAAACATATGATTACCACTGTGGAATTTGAGATGAGTGGGCGTGAATATCGTATTGAGCGAGGAAGGCGTCCAAATGTATTACGTTTATTAGTAGATGGCGTTGAGCGAGAAGATGATGATGCGCAAGGCGATAGTCGTGAAACACAAAAAGAGATTGAAAAGATTATTGGCTTTCCGCATGAGATGTTCAAGCAGCTTATTGCACTAAACACTTACACTGAACCTTTCCTAAGTCTGCGAGCAAACGATCAGCGAGCTATGATTGAGCAATTGTTAGGTATTACAGATTTAAGTGCTAAAGCTGATGTACTAAAAGAGTTGCTTAAACAAACAAAAGATGGCATCAAAGAAGAAGAGATACGCATCAATGCAATGGAAGAAAGCAATAAGCGTATACAGAAAAATATCAAAGATATAGAAATGCGCGGCGCTGCTTGGCAAAAAAACAAGTCAGACAAGCTATCTCAAATGGAGACTGCTCTTACAGCATTAGCTGAGTTGGATGTAGATGCAGAAATTGACGCTCATAAGTGTTTGGGTGAAGCCAAAGAGGCGCAGAAACAGGTAGACACGCTGAGCAAAGAAGTTAAAACTGTGGATACTAGTATTAGCAGAAGTCAGAACAGAATTACAGAACTAACAGGTAATATTGCGGATGCTGATGCAGGAGTGTGCCCTGCTTGTGGACAAGGAACTGCACACTTAACCACACATGCAGAATACAGGACAGAACTGCAAGAGAAGCTGGATGCCGAAACACTGTATCTGAAAGAAAAGTTAACAGAATTACAGGAACTTGGCACAGAATTAGAGCAGCTGCAAGTGCCAGAATGCGAGAATCCGTTTTACAGCACAATTGAAGAAGCCTACGAACATAAACACAATTTAGAAACACTAGCTGCTCAATATGCGGAAAAGAGCACAGAAGAAAATCCATACGTAGAACAAATAGAAAGCCT